GAAAAAGAAGCAATACGAAGATACAAAGATGAAGTTGGATTAAAATCTGACGCAGGTATTAAAACACTTTTAATAAAAGATGTTGGAGAAGAAAAGAAAGACCCTTGTTGGAAAGATTATGAAATGGTAGGTACGAAAATGAAAGATGGTAAAGAAGTACCAAATTGTGTGCCTAAAAACGAAGCGTTTTCTGTACAGATAACTAAAATGGATGGTGGTAAATTTATACACGGTACATATAAAACTAAAGCAGAAGCAGAAAAATTTATTAAGTGGTATAAAACTGGTGATTTAAGAAAGACTAAAAAAATAGCAATTGTTAAAGAAACATTTAAATCTTTAAGAAACAAATTACAAGAAGCAACACCTGACCCTATAAAATATGGTCCTGATAAAGTTGCAAAGGCAATGAAAATTGCTGTAAAAAGTGATGGTAATTATAGTGGTGCAGTAAGAGAAATAGAAAAGATTGCTAGAGATTTATCTAAAGTATCTACTATTGCAAAAGCATTAAAAACTGCCAACGAAGATGTAAAAGAAGGTGGACCAGGTTCTGGACCACGAGAAGGAGATACAAGAGGCACATATAAAACAGGTCATAAAAAAACTTATATGAAACCTGGCGCTGGTGCTAGACCAGGTAGTGCAAAAGACGGTGGTCAAACTGACAAAGAAGCAGATGATTATGATACAGAAATAGGTGAAGCGTGTTGGGACGGATATACAAAGGTTGGTATGAAAAACAAAGGTGGAAAACAAGTACCTAATTGTGTGCCAGATAAAGATAATAAGATTCCAAAAGAAAAGAAACAAGAAGAAAAAGAACTTGATGAAAGAGGTGGTGCTAATACATCTACAAGACAAGGTAGTTTTGCTAAAAGTAGAAAACCAAAATATAGATTTGGATATAGAGTTGCAGAAAAAGAACCTGAAGGTGGTAAAAAATTAAAAGAAATTAGAATTAGACCTAAAAGAGCAGTTGAATCTGACTTAACAAAATCGCAAGTTAAAAAAGTACATAAGAAAGCTGATGAACTACCAAAGAAATCTTTTAGAGACCAGTATGGTAAGAAGAAAGGTGATAGTGTAAGATATGCTGTTGCAACTAATCAAACTAAAAAGAAACTTGGTATAGAAAATAAAAATCATCCTGCTAAAAAGAAATGGGAAACTTTAGTTGCTAAAAAAGCAAAGAAAGAAAGTGATAATAATACAGATATATTACCGAAGTCCCAGGAACCTACCCAAAAGACTGACCCTATGAATATACAAACAAAAGAACCTGAAAAGAAAAAAACTGATAACGGTACAAAATCTGACAAGATTGATGTAAATCCAAGAATAGATTATCACGCATAGTTTTTTTGCTTGACTTTAAGTGGGGAAAGTGTTATAATAAAAGAAAAACTATGAAATATAAAGAACTCCGACAGGATGTAATCCATCAAAGAAACAAACTAGAGAATATCCACGAGTATAGAAGGGATGGTTTAAGAGATAAACTACCTAGAATATATTGTGATATGGATGGAGTAGTATGTAATTTTGAAAAAGCTGCTGAAAAAGCAGTAGGTATGCCTATGTCTCAATGGGCAAAAGAACCTGGAAAGAAATTCAAATCAATAAGAGATAAGTGGAAACCAATAATGCAGACTAAAAACTTCTGGTCGTCATTACCTTGGGCGCCAGGTGGTCAAAGACTATGGTCGTTTATAAGAAAATATGATCCACATATTTTATCTGCTTATGTAGAACAAACTACTGACCCTAATTGTATACCAGGTAAATCAAAATGGGCAAGAACAAGATTAGGTATGTCAGGCAATAAAGTTAACCTAGTAAAACGAAGAGAGAAACAAAATTTTGCTAAGGTTGGAGGTATGCCTACAATACTAATTGATGACTATATAAAGAATATATCGCAGTTTAGAGCGAGAGGTGGTATAGGTATTCATCATACAAGCACTAGTAATACAATATCTGAATTGAGAAAACTAGGTTTCAAATAATCATTATTCATAAATATAACAGATTAATCAAGTTTAATTAATTAAATTTAATAAGGAGACTATTATGGGACTATGGGGAGCAGACACAAATGACGAGAGCAAACCTAAAAACCTAACCACGGAGCAGAAGAAAGAAGTTTTTGCTAATAATATGGGTTGGGTGCAAGAGGCAGGCACAAAAGCGTCAGGAAACGATAACGCAAACGCAACTCCAGAAGTATTAGTCGCTATTGGTGATTTAGCAACACAATTAGGACAAGCAACTATTGACGCTGTGAACTTTGCAACTGGTCAAACAATTTCAGGTGCAGGTGGATCAACTATTACGGTAGAGGTTCACTTTAATGAACAGGTTACAATTGCAGGTGGTTCGCCTCTAATGTATGTTTCTAATAACCAAGCAGGTAGTGGAGGAGCTTCCTCAATTACTTTAACGATGGACGGTGGTGCTGGAACTAGAGATACACTTTCTTTTTCAGGAACCGCTTCAAACGCTAATGTTAATGCAAATGATGTAATATCAATTGCTGCTCAAACCGTTGACTTAAACGGTGCAACAATAGTGGATGCTATCGGTGGCGGAAACGCAGTAAGAACTATCTCAGCAAATGTTGGATCAGCTGCTGGAACTATTACGGTTGGAAGTTAATAGATAACTAACAAAATCTAGTAATAATATTAAAGGGGACCTTATGGTCCCCTTTTTTATTTGTATAAATAGTATAGATGGTCCGTATATGATGTACGGAGTAGTTTACCGTTAAATCGGAATTATAGGAGAAAAAAATGGCAGACAAAAAAATCACCGCCCTGGATGACCTGGGCACAGCGTTAGCAGATGTGGATTTGTTTCACATTGTTGACGATCCTTCAAACACACCAATAAATAAAAAGGTAACAGCAAAAAATGTTTTCAATAACATACCTAGTTTTATAGGACTAGGCCAAGCTAGTGAAGCATTAACTTCATCTAGTACAGCGGCTAATGTTACCTCAGCAATATCAGAAGTAGACCAAAGTGGTGGTGCAACAGCATTAACACTAGCAGATGGTTCTGATGGACAAATTAAAACATTAATAACTATTGGTACTGGAGCAAACAATTGCGTAATCACACCAACTAATTTAAGAGGACACTCAACTATTACTCTTAATGCAGAAGGAGAATCGGTTACATTATTATTCAAAAATAGTAAATGGAATATAATCGCTGGTCACGGATACGCAGTAGCATAATTAATATTATTATAGGAGTTTATAATGGCAATATCATTAGCAATAATTGAGAAAGAATTTAATCAATTATACAAAGAACGAGCTGCTTTAACTGAAAGTGTAAATAAATTAGAAACAGATTTAGCAAGTGCGAAATCACAACTAAATGCCTTACACGGTGCAGTACAAGTTTGTGAAAAATTTTTGCGAAAAGCAGATAGCGATTTGACTTTAAGGGAAGCTAACCAAGAACTTAAAGGAAAAGAAGATGGAGAAGATAAAAAATAACATAGATAACTCGGATAAAGAGTTAGAAGAATTTGAGGAAGATTTGGTTCAACCAAATAAGGAAGAATCAAATCAAACTATAAATGATAAAGAGGAGAAAAAATGAAAACTTTTAGAGAACACTTAAAGGAAGACAAGTCAGCAAGTGCTGTCAATGTACAAACTTCAAACGCAGTTGAAGACGGTTCTTTAGGTACGGCGAATTTAAAAGACCAAAGAGTTTTAGATAGAGTTAATGCTTTTGTTGGTAGTGTAGGAAATATGGAATACATTAAACCACAATTTGCAGTTGACAAATTAAGAGAAAATCTAATGAGAATAGGATTAGATATTAGTCCTATGAAATTAGAAGGAACTTCTGGAACGGTAACTGGTGAAGTAAAACAATTCGGTGGTACTTACGGAAAAACAACTGATACTAAACCTGAAGATGTGGTAGTAGATAATGGACCTGGTATTGATAATTTAAAATTAGAAGTAAAATACGAAACATTGTCTAACGGTTCATCAAAGGTTTACGCTAAATTAGTGTAGACAATAATGTTCAAACAGATAACCGAAGATAATTGGTTATTATATGCTCAAAAGCATTATGATAATCCAACTTTTGAAACTGAAAAAGAATTTTGGGATGATATTAAGCGATTTAAATACATCAAAAGATTGTTTCGGAAATATGAATTAACAGGTGAAGTAAAGATAAGACTTGTTATCAATCATATTGTCGTACTACAAAATGTCTTTGGAGTGGATGCCTGTATTACTTTGCTTCTGTATAAGAACGAAGCAAGATATTGGCCTTTACTGAAGTCTGTTTTTAGTTATTTAAACTATTTGTATCCGAAAGAACTTGATACTCTTACGGAAGACGAATACATTAAATTAGAATTAAGGAACTTATAATGGCAAGTAGAGCAGTAGACTTATTAATAGCATATAGAGTAATTAAATTATTGGTTACTCCGTTTAAAAACTCACCAGCTTTTAGAGCAGGTATTATAGACGATAAAGGTAAAGTGCTAAAACCGTATAGACTATTAAAAACTAGTAAAGAAAAATCATCTTATACTATGTTGCATAGATTCGTATTTAATATGAAACGAATACTAGGTAAAGTTGGTCTAGGTAGTAAGTTAGGTTCTTTTGCAGTTGCATTAGGATTACTTTTAAAAGAAGATAAAGATTTTTATAGTGAACACGGCAAGAATATAGAACGAACTTGCTATAAATATTTAAAAAGTATAGATGAATTTAACTATACTGAAACTCTTAATGAAGAATACTTTAATGAAAGAGTTTTAAAATCAGGTAAGTATGATTTGAAGTCCGACTTATTTGATGGAGATAACTTTCTTCCGAAAGGAACGATAGTACAATGCAACGAGGACACGAAACCATATACTACAGCGTTAGGTATGGACATATATAATATAAATGGACGATTAGTCCCAGGAGATTATTTAAATGCCATCAGTTAAAGAGATATTGATGAAGTACTTAAAAGATAAGAAGAACGAAGACTCGCAAAAAGGATTTATAGTTAAATTTGCTAAGTCTAAAGGTGGAAAAATATCGCAAGCGTGGTATAGAAGTAAAGCGGATGCTGAAAAGGCATTAGCAATGTTAAAGAAATCTGGTCTTAATGGTATCATAAGTGCTGGTACAATGGACGAAGACGCACCTGTCAATTCAGTTGCAGGAGGTGGTGTATCTATGCCACCAGACGCAGTACAAGATAAGAAAAAGAAAAAAGAAATTATGACAAGACTTGGTACTACGGTCAAAGAAAACAAAGAAACTAATAGTGTTCTTTTAAATCAGATACTAGACCAAATGGATAAGATAGATGTTATAGTAGATGAAAAATCTTATGGGAAAAATGAAATAGAATTTGTAGAAGAACCTGTTAAGAAATCTGTATTAGAAAAAGCTGGGTTAAAAGAATTTGGTGCTTTTAATATAGGTAGTGGAAGTTATGGTGCAATGCACCCTATTGCTGCTCTAGGTGATACACCACCTAAAGGTAGACATAGAACAATGAGGTCTGTAGGATTAGTTTCTCAAACAGATCCAACTTTAAAAAAAGAAATTTCTATCAGACTTAAAGCTAAAGTTTTGGATAGAAAAATTAAAAGATTCGATAAGAAATTTAAACAGAATCTAAAAGATAGGAAACCATAGGACAAATATGAGTAGATTTAATGGACTGCTTGACGCTATATTTTTACCACCAAGAAATTGGGTATTAAATAATGCGTTAAAATTCGTAGCAGATTTAAACGAAGTAGAGATAAGTAAATTAGCAAGATGTGGAGTTGCAGTTAAAGATAATGGCGAAGTTACCGTACCTGCTGGATACATCACAGATTTAGCTAGTGTACCAAGAATAGCTTGGGCAGTAATAGCTCCGTTTGATGTTGCAAGAGCGGCAGTAGTACACGATATACTTTATGAAAAAATTAATGGTGCATTTAAAGAAGGTACTATTAAAAGTAAAAGTGAGAGAGAAGAATATAGAGCAATAGCAGATAACATATTCAGACAAGGTATGGAATATGCTGAACCTTCTGTCTCAAAATTTAAAATTTTATCTGCCTATTACGCAGTTAGAATGTTCGGCCGTTGGGCAATTAATAGCTCGGCACCAAGAGGAGCAAAACCAAAGAAATAATATGTGGTTCTTTATAGTAAAATCCTGTATGGGTGCTATCATTGGTCAAAGTACCAATGCGTGGTTTAAAAAAACAAAAATGGGACATTGGTTTTATAAGAAGGTAGACCAATGTTATAATTGGGCAGCTAAAAGATATAATTTAGATGTATTAACGAAGGAAGAGAAACTAATTAAGAAGTTTCCATCGTTAAGTGCGAAGATAAATAAACTAGAAGACCAGGTGGCTAAAATGAAATTAGAGCTGGTCAATCTTAAAGGAAGGAAGAAATAATGTTTTTAACAATAGGACTTATTATAGGATTCGCTTTAGGTTGGTATGTTAATGAGAAGTTTGAAGACCTAGCGGGTTTAGTTAAAAAATTAAAATTCTGGAAGTAGAGTAAACTTATGTTTGGTTATATGAAAATGGCAATGGTTGTAATAATGATTAGTGGACTTGCAGGTGCAGGTCTCTATGTTATGAAATTGCAGAAGGACAATGCAATTTTAAAAGCTAATCAAGTTAAGTTAGAAGCTGCCGTTGAAGGTCAAAAGAAAGTTATAGCCCAACAAAAAGAAGACTTTGGTAAAATCCTTGAAGCAAATAATAAGATGAATACTCTTATGAATAAACTTCAAAAGGATTTACAAGATTTAGACAAGAGATTTACTAAAGGTGGAAGAGACTTTGGTAAACTTGCATTAGAAAAAACGAAAGTCATACAGAAAATAATCAATAGAGGTAGCGATAATGTTATGCGTTGTGTTGAAATTGCTGGTGGCGCTGCCTTAACAGAAGCAGAAATTAAAGCTACAAAGAAATCTGAAATTAATAGAGAATGTCCAAGTATAGCGAACCCAAATTATGTACCGTATAGTAATTAGTATTTTATTCATAGTCCTTTTAACTGGATGCTCAAGTATTAAAAAACTTGACATATTCACAACAGAAGTTGAAAGACAAAAATTAGAATTACAAAAACCAACCTTACCACAATTAGAAAAACTTAAATGGATTATCATTACTTCTGATAATGCTGCTGAAGTATTCCAGAAGTTAGAAGATGAAGGTATTGATCCTGTGTTATTTGGTTTAACAGATAAAGATTTTCAATTAATCGCTAAAAACTTTGCTCAAATTAGAAATCATATGAAAGCAACCAACGATTTGATTGACGCATATAAAGAATATTATGAACCAGAGGAGAAAAAACCAAAGAACAAAGAGTAATTTATGGACGCAGATTTAGTATTAATGATAAGTAGATTGTGGCCAATGTTTGTGGCATTTATCATTTTAATAGTAACCTTAGCACAATCACATTATAGAATAAAAGTGTTAGAAGAAAAAGTTAAAGTAGCTTTTGAACTTATAAACAAATTGACAGATAAAAAGTAATATCTGTTTAAAAACAGATGAATACACATTTATTATTAATAAATTTAATTATATTATGGGCAGTTATATACTGGTCTTTCAGACTAGGAAATTTCATAGCAATATATACAAAAATATCAATCACAACATTTATAATTTTCGTAGCATTGATTAAATTTGTGTTGATTAGCTATGATTAATTACTTAATAGAATAACAATTAATCTTTTCTTCTTTACCTTTTACTTTAACTTTACCAAGTTTATAGAACGGCAAATCTCCAGCGATACTATTTTCTGATATTACAATAGTTGTATTGAATTCTTTACTTTGACCTTCTAATCTACTTGCAAGATTAACAGCGTCACCGATAACAGAATAGTCAAACCTTTGTTCACTACCCATATTACCTACAAGACAATCGCCTGTATTGATACCTATACCAATATTTAAAGGTGGGTTAAACTCTCCACTCTTATTCATTTCTCTAACGGTTCTTCTCATTTGATACGCAGATAATATTGCTAGTCTTTTATGTTCTGGATTATCAAGTGGTGCATTCCAAAATGCCATTATACAATCACCCATATACTTATCAATAGTGCCACCATTTTTAAGTATTATACTTGTCATTGCAGTAAGAAACTTATTAACATACTTAGCAACCTTTTCTGGTTCGCCTTTCATTGATTCAGTTATAGGAGTAAAACCTCTTATATCAGAAAACAAAAATGTCATTTCTTTTCTCTCTCCACCTAGTTTTAATAGTGATGGATTTTGTTGTAATTTTTTAACCATTTGAGGTGCTAGATAATGTTCAAATTGTTTTTTAATTTGTAGTTTCAATCTATTTTCTCTAGCAAAATTATTGTATATTAAATGACCTGAAACTAAAGTACCTATTACTAATGGACTTAACCAATCAGTTAGATATAAATTTTGTGTCCATAGATATATACTTCCTAGTGCGATAGGTATAGAGTAACCAGCATACATTAATGCAGAAGATAATACACCTAATTTAGGAATAAAAAACAATAGTATTACACAACCTATTATTATATAAAAAAATTCTAAACTAGATAACCAATGTGGTCTACTAATATATTTACCAGACAATAAAGTTTCTGTACTAACTGCCATAATTTCGTGTGTGTTTTTTAAACCATTTGGAGTTAATGCAAAAGTAGAACCTTTAAATGTAGTACCTATGAAAACTATTTTACCTTTCATAGATGACCAATCTTTATCTGTAAAATCTACTCTAGGAATATGATGTCTAAAATCTAACCAAATATTATCTACTTCAGGTGTAGGAAATTTTATTACTTTTAATACGACTTCAGGTATTGATTTATCCAGAGGTAGTTTTCTTATAGTACCATCTATATCAACAGGTACAGATACATTACCTATTGCTAATGCTCTTCTGGATATACTGATAAGATTTTTAACTTCATTTGTTTCAGTTAGTATGACAGGATATTTTTGTATCATCTTCAAAAACATTTCATCACCACCTAGTCTATCTTTATGAGGAAAGACTACTTGTAATACTACTAGAGCGGCACCATTTTTATACGCATTAATTATAGTGCGACCAAGTGTATCTCTTTTCCAAGGCCATTGTCCGTTCTTTTTAAGTGCTTTGTCTGAAATATCCAATAGGACTAAAGATTTGGAATCTAAATGAGTCCCAAATTTCTGGTAAGTATCAAAGGTTGCTAGTCTAGTTGATTGTAATAGTACTGGATTTACCAAGTAAATTCCAAGAAGTATAACAAAAGTGAGACAAGCAAACCATCTTGTAGTAAATATTTGATTCATATCAATTCTCGTCTGACTATTTATTATAAATATTATAGCAATTATTAGGAGAATTATGAGATTCATTACAAGTATTATACTTACACTTGTCTTTATCTCTAGTGCATACTCAAGCGAACTAACATTTGAATTTGATAGTCCTTCGTTTTCAGGTAAAGGAAAGTCTTCACATTATTTAACAATAGAGAACATTGAGAAAACTAGAAAAGACGCAATCAAGGCAGCGAACAAAGCGGCAGCTGATAAAGCAACAGCAGACGCAAAGGCAACTGCTATAGCTAAATTCAAAGCAAATTTAGAGAGTAGATTCTATACTGCTCTGGCAAAACAAATTACGGACAATGTATTCGGTACAGATGGTCTACAACAAGACTCTGGTACATTTACATCACCAGTTGGTGGAGAAGTGGTCACTTGGACTACACCATCAGGTACAGGTAATGTAGTGGTAACGGTAACAGAATCAGATGGTACGGTAACAACTTATACTTTACCTAAAGAAGATAACTCGTAGGAAAAAATATGTTAAGAATTATATCTTTGTTATTGCTTACACTCTTTTTGGGTAGTTGTGCGAGTACAAAATCAGATTTTGATGTAAGAACTCAAACGGTATCATATAAAGGATTGACAGAAATTAATTCGCCAAAAGGTGAACCAGTAGTAATTGCTGTGTATGATTTTTTAGATATGACAGGACAAAAGAAACCAGGTGGTTCTTTTGCGTCAATGAGTACAGCGGTAACGCAAGGGTCATATCAATTATTAATTAAAGCATTACAAGACGCAGGTGATGGCAAATGGTTTAGAGTTGTTGAAAGAGCAAGTCTACCAAGTCTATTACAAGAGAGAAAATTAATAAGGTCTACAAGACAACAAGTAAATGGTGAAGGTGCAGAACCTTTACCACCATTACTATTCGCAGGTGCATATATCACAGGTGGTATAGTAGGATATGATAGTGATACTAAATCTGGTGGTGTTGGTGCAAGAATATTAGGTATTCAAGCACACAAACAATACAGACAAGATGTGGTTACTATTATATTAAGATTAGTTAATGTACAAAGTGGTGAAGTAGTAATAACTACAACCGTTGAAAAGACTATACTTTCAGGCGAAACAGGTGCAGATGTATTTAAATACCTAGATACAGATACAATGTTAGTAGAGATTGAAATGGGAGTGGCAAGAAACGAACCAGTTACCTATGCAGTAAGAAAAGCAATAGAAAAAGGTGTAGTAGATTTAATTAATGAAGGTGCTAAAAAAGGTTTATGGGAAATTGATGAAACAATAGTGCCAGAAATTAAAGATTATGTAGAAGATGGTCACGCTTTAGATAAGTATGACGGAACACCAATTACCGTAGAGATAGGTGAAGAAAAAGTTGAGAAAACATACGAAGACTATCTTAAACAAAAAGAAGAAGAAAAAGAAGCAAGAAAAAGAGATATAAAAATTAAAATGGAATGCGAGAAAAACGCTAATGCTTCTGGTAAAGTATCAGAAGAGTGTACAAAACTCGTAGATGAAAAAGATTGGGACGAAGTAGACAAACATACAGAACAGGAGAACAAGTCAGATGAAAAAGATAGTAATGGCAATAGTGATTCTTCTAGCGACACTAACTAATAGTTTCGCTGGCAATTCTGTTTATATTCAGCAAGACAATCAAACTAGTGCAGGATCCGTCTATATAAAACAAGATGGTTCAGGTAATAAGTTTGGTTCTTCCTCAGCAAATTTTATAATTAATGGTCCTAACTTAACACTTATCATAAAACAATTAGGCGATAATAATGTTGCTGTAGATACCAACCACGACACTTTTTATGGGTCTAATATGACCTTTGATTACATTGCAACAGGCGATTCAAATGTATTAAGACTTGATTTAGATGACACAGGCGCAGATGGACACTATTACGATATAGATATTACAGGTAACTCAAACATAGTAGAGTTAGATTCACATACAAGTGATGATATACAAGATACTCACATAGATTTAGATATTAAAGGTGACTCAAATGATTTTTGGGCATATTTAAGAGGTGACTCACACTTCTTATATGTTCTTATGTCAGGTGATTCAAATGATGTAGAGTTTTATGGTGCAACTAACTCAACAGGTATGGTTGGTTCAAGTAAAGCAAATGTTATGATTGGTCCAAATGTAGAATCACACGGACAATTTGCAGATACAAGTGGTGACGAAGGTGCTACAATTGATGTTTATATAATTGGTAGCTCCAATACGGTTCATATGGCAAGTTGGGGTGCTAGTAATTATCAAGTACACGATGTCATAGGTGATTCAAATGTATTAGATGTTCATCCAGACGCTGTAGGTTCTCACATAAGGATGATTCAATACGGCGATAATAATTATATGAAAACGGTTACAAGTGGTAACTCAAATGTTTATAGATATTATGGAAGTGGTGGAAACAATAAGGCATATGTTTATATCTATACTTCAAACGCAGTAGTAGAATTAAAACAAACAGGTGGTTCAAACGAAGCAAACTTAACCGTAAGTGGTGATTCAATTTACGATTACACTTTACTTGTTGACCAAGATGGTTCAGATAATTGTACATACTCTTTCAATAGAAACAATCAGACAGCAGATACAACCGTTCAGCTAAACAATAGCGGGTGTTAAATGCAAAAACTATTTCTCATAGTATCTTTCCTGGTACTTTTCTGTACTAGTGCAATAGCTCAAATAACAGGTCCAAAAGTTGGCGAAGTCATAGGTTCAATGGGTACGACTTGGAACGAAAGGGACGGTTCAACTGAAAACACTTCTACTGGTTATGAATTACAGATGAACGACTTTCTTCAAACAGGTGAAGATGGTGGTATGATAATATCATATGTTGATAAAACTAAATTTACAATGGGACCAAATACAGAATTAATTATTGATGAGTTTGCTTTTGATACTTCTGTTGTGCCAATAGAATTAGCAATGAACATATCGGTTAATGTAGGTTCATTTACATATGAATCTGGAAGTGTATCAGAATTAGGTGGTGAAGTTAATATTAATGCTGGTAACGCTACGATTACGGTACAAGGTACAGCGTTTTCAGGTACCGTTGATACTTCAGGTAAAGCAACAATTACTTTGTTGCCTGATAGTGATGGTTCAGTAGGTATGTTAACCGTATCTAATGACGCAGGTTCTCAAACAATTACAAACGCATTTAATTCCGTAACCGTTTATAATAATGATTTAGCACCTACACCTCCTAAAATAGAAACTAATAAACAAAACATTATTGAGTTAGATAAATTTGAAGAAGATATAAAAGAAGATGTTGAGAAATCTTTTGGTGATATGGATACTAAAGTTGAAAAAGCACAAGCAATGGAAGAGGCGATAATAAATGAAGAAGTAAATGTAGTAGAGAACAATGACACAATTGTTCAAACAGATATGTCTGTTAGTGAAGGTGACGCAATAATTGAAACACAATCAATAGAAGAAAAAGGTTTAGATACAGCAGTTGTAGAATCAGAAGTAGATACATCTTACTATGATGAATGGGAAGATGATTTAAAAGAGTGGGGTTATATAGATGAAGATAACCAGATTTCTGTATGGGATGCTGAAGGTGAAAAGACTATGGATTGGGATGACGCTAAACAAATGTATGCTGAAATGGACCAAGCATATTTTGACGCAATAGGTTGTTCAGATTGTAGTTGGGATAGTGTTAATTGGGATGATATAAATTGGGATGAAGTTGATTGGGATGCTTATGATGAGGCATATAACGAAATTTTATCTGACTATGGTCTTGCTTCTTGGAATGTAGAAGTAGTTGAGGAAGATGTAGTTGAAGAAACTAAAGAAGAAACAGAAGCAGAAGTAGTTGAAGGATATACTTGGGAAGATTTTGCTTTAGATGACGCTTACTATAGCAATTCTGAATACATTGCTAATGGAGGTCCTCCTACATTAACGGTACAAAACTATTGTGAGTACAATGGTTACGAAGACTATTGGTGTAACCAAGACTATGTTGATTACTTAAACGATTGGTATAAAGATGACTGGACTTTAAAAGTAACCAATGATAGTTGGACTAAAGAAGCTAAAAAGATATTTGGTAAATTATATGGTTGGTGTGGAAGTTGGCCAAACTATAAGATGTGTGCTGACCAACCTAAACCTTGGAAAATGAAAGATTTAAAAAAGACTTACATAACTGATTGGGAATGGTCAGATTGGGATACATATTGGGACGCATTATACGATTGGTGGTACACAGGTTACGATTACAATAATGAAGATGACCAATCTAGTTGGGAAGATGAATATGCTTACGAAGATGACTATGATATAGACGCAGAACTAGAAATATTATTAGCTAGTTATAATGAAGACGAGTGTTTAAAATATGGATACTATTGGGACAATGCTAATTCTAGTTGTGGTACTGAATGGGTTGATAATACTGGTGCAGAAACACAGGTAACTGCTAGTGGTGAAACTTTAAACTATACTACTGGAGATGTAACCCAAACTTTAACTACAACGGATGGGGTTACAGGTGCGACTTCAAGTGCTACTTCCACAGGAAGAGTATCAACATTAAATAATGATTTTGACGCTACTGCTTCTACTAGTGGTGACTACACAATTATAAATAGATATAACGATAATCATAGAGCTTATGTAAAAACTGAAACGAGTAATGAGGCAGATATTCAAATTTTACAAGATAAAGAAGCACAACACCTTGATGTGGGAAATTCCTCTACCCAAAATAATATAACAATAATACAGACAGATTAGGGATAAATAAATGGCAGAAAAATCACTAACTTCTTTAGAGAGAGAAGTCGCAGACAACAGGACAAGTATTGAGGTGCTGAGAACAGAACTAGAACAAAACTCAATGGTGCATAAAAGACTAGATACAGCGATTGAGAAGTTAACAGGTATATCTTCAAGTATTAAGTCTATGCTAGCAGTACACGAAGAAAAACTATCACAAGCAGAAAAATTAGATGAAATTATCTTTTCTAAATTAAAGGAAAGACAAGTAGAGACAGAAACAAGATATGCGTCTCTAAAAGAGAATATGGACCTTACTGAAAAGCGTATTATGAACGAGATTAAGTCTATCAAAAATACACTTGGAGATAGGGTAAATGTACTAGAGAAATGGAAGTGGTTGATTATAGGTGGGTCAATAGTAATAGGGTTTATATTAGCTAGGAATTTTCCTCTAGTAATTGAACTTATGAAAGTCCAATAGGTTTTCTACCTTTTTAAAGGGCGAATTTACCTTGGCATTTTTTTCCCCAAATACCTTTTTTAGAGGTGCTTGACAAATAGCTCGTATTAGTGTAATATGAGTAATAATAATAATTATGAGATTGCTATGTCCAGTTATATTGATTTAAAATTCATAAATGAGATTTCGGTAAGATTAGGCCAATTTAAGAAAAAAGGTGACTATCTATTCAATTTCAGATGTCCTCATTGTGGGGATAGTCAGAAGTCAAAACTAAAAAGTAGAGGTTATTTCTATCGTAAGAAAAACGATATGTTTTTCAAATGCCATAATTGTGGTGTTGGTCAAAACCTTGCAAATTTTTTAAAATTTATAGACCCAAAAGTCTATGAAACATATCTATTAGAAAGATATAAAACGGCGTCCCCAGCGACACCTAAACCAGAGTTTAAATTTGATTTTAAACCTGATATAAAAGATGACCATATTAGTGAACTGAAAAGTATTGCTGAGTTAGACGCTCAACACCCAGCAAGAAAAGTTGTTGTAGAAAGACTTATTCCAGAGAAGTATTTTGATAAGTTATTTTTATGCGACAAATTTTATGAATGGGCACATAAGATTGCTCCAAGAAAATATAATAAACCGAAGTACGACCATCCTAGATTGATTATTCCTTTCTATGATGAACAAGGTAAGGTGTTTGCTTATCAAGGTCGTGCCTTTGGAAAAGAAGTACCAAAATATGTAACCATTAAGTTAGATGAAAATAAACAAAAAGTATTTGGACTTGAAAGAATAAATTTTGCAAAACATATATTTGTTGTAGAAGGACCTATTGATAGTTTATTTTTAGATAATTGTTTAGCTGCTGGTGGGGCAGATTTATCTTTAGATAGTAAAATCTCAAAAGATAAGGTCACATATATATTTGACAACGAACCTCGTAATAAAGAAATCATTAATAGAATGGAAAAGATTATTGAACAAGGATATAACATTTTTATTTGGCCTAGTGAGATACAACTTAAAGATGTTAATGACTTAATTATGACAGGTGTAACCAAAGTACAATTAGATGAAATTATAAGTATCAACACATACTCTAAATTATCAGCAAAACAAGCATTAGTAAATTATAAAAAAGTTTAATATAAAGGAAAAATTATGGGTGAAGAAGGCAAGAAGATATTTGTTATAAAAAGAAATGGTCGTGGACGAGAAGAAATAAATGTAGATAAAATCCACGATATGGTTGAGTATGCTTGTGAAGACATTAAAGGTGTGTCATCTTCACAGGTAGAAATGAATAGTGATTTACAATTTTATGATAACATACCGACAGACCAAATTCAACAAATCTTAATTAAGTCTGCTTCAGATTTAATCTCATTAGAAAATCCAAATTACCAATATGTAGCTGCTAGACTATTACTTTATAGTTTAAGAAAATCTATTAACAGAAGATTGTGGGACCATCCACATTTATTTAAACACACAAAGAAATGTGTTGAACTTGGAGTATATGATAAAGATATTTTAAAATGGTACGATGAAGCAGATTTTGACCGTATGAATGCTATGTTGGCACACGATAGAGATTATTCATTTACATATGCTGGTTTAAGACAAGTGATGGACAAATATCTTGTACAAGATAGAAGTAATGGAACTATCCACGAAACTCCACAACAGATGTATATGATGATTGCCGCTACAATATTTGCTCAATATCCAAAAAATAAAAGATTAACTTATGTTAAAAAATATTATAACGCAATCTCAACATTTAAAATTAATATTCCTACTCCTGTTATGGCAGGTGTTAGAACTCCAATTAAACAATATGCTAGTTGTGTATTAGTAGATGTTGCTGATACTCTACAATCTATTTTTTCAAGTGATATGGCAGTTGGATACTATACAGCACAAAGAGCAGGTATAGGTCTTAATATGGGTCGTATAAGAGGTATTAACTCTAAAATAAGAGGTGGAGAAGTGCAACACACAGGTGTTATACCTTTCTTAAAGAAATTTGAAGCAACCGTTAAGAGTTGTACACAAAACGGTGTACGAGGTGGTTGTGCAACGGTACACTTTCCTATATGGCATAAAGAGATAGAAGATATATTAGTTTTAAAAAATAATAAAGGTAGTGATGATAATAGAGTTAGAAAATTAGATTATTCAATTCAGTTATCAAAACTATTTTACGAAAGATTTATTAATGACGAAGATATAACTTTGTTTAGTCCACACGAAGTACCTGGTCTATATGACGCTTTTGGTACAGACGCTTTTGATGAAATGTATTTAAAATATGAAAAAGATACATCGGTATATAGAAAGAAAGTATCGGCACAAAGATTGTTTATGGACTTATTAAAAGAAAGAGCAGAAACAGGTCGTATATACATTATGAATATAGACCACGCAAACTCACACTCCTCTTTTAAAGACAAAGTTAATATGTCAAATCTATGCCAAGAAATTACTTTACCAACAGACCCTATACATCACATAGATGGCAAAGGTGAAATTGCATTATGTATTTTAAGTGCAATCAATGTTGGTCTTTTAAAATCACTAGACGATTTAGAAGAACTATGTGATTTATCAGTAAGAGCATTAGACGAAATTATAGACCATCAAAAGTATCCAGTTAAGGCAGCTGAAATATCTACTAAAGCTAGAAGAAGTTTAGGAGTTGGATATATTGGTCTAGCACACTATCTTGCTAAGAAAGGTTATACTTATGACCAAAAGATGGCGTGGAAAGAAGTAGATAAACTTACAGAAGCATTCCAGTATTACCTGTTATGTGCAAGTAATGAACTTGCAAAAGAGAAAACAAAGTGTGATTACTTTGACAGGACAAAATATTCAGACGGTATCCTTCCGATAGATACTTACAAGAAAGAAGTTGATGAGATTGTAAATCGTAAACTCAGCTTTGATTGGGAAGAATTACGGAACGATATAAAAAAGTATGGGCTCCGACATAGCACTCTCTCGGCCCAAATGCCTTCTGAATCTTCTAGTGTGGTTTCCAATGCTACAAACGGCATTGAACCACCTAGAGGTTTTTTAAGTGTTAAGAAAAGTAAGAAAGGTACATTAAAACAAGTTGTGCCTGATTATACAAGATTAAAAAATAACTATACATTGTTATGGGATATGAAAGACAATGAAGGATATATAAATGTAGTGTCAGTAATGCAGAAGTATTTTGACCAAGCTATATCTGGTAATTGGTCTTTCAATCCTGAAAATTACGAAGATAATCAAGTGCCAGTATCTACAATGGCAGGTGATTTATTAACGACTTATAAGTATGGGTGGAAGACATCTTATTATCAGAATACATATGACGGTAAAGTTGAAGATGAGCCAATGCACCCATTGACTTATGAAGAAGCAGAAATAGGTAGTGTAAATCTACAACCAAATCAACAACCAAATATATTACTAGATACTAAAGAGGAAATAAAGGTTCCACAAAAAGAAGAATTGTCGGAAGAGGAATGCGAAGCGTGTAATATATAAGAAAGAGAGTGTATGAATTTTGTTGCGAACATACCACATATTCGTTGTTTTATAAAAAAAGAATATGTCCACGATTTAGAAAGAGGACACGGCGAATATATAGAAGCAGTATTAATAGCAGTTAAATCAATGAGAGGTAAGGCATTGATGTTTGAAGCATACTTACCTGAATATGGTGCTTGTTTTGATAAGTTTCCAATAAGTGCGTTAGTGTGGAGAAAGAATATAATTAATAGTGAACAATTAAATCTTAATCAATTAGAACTTTGGGATGCTTTTAGTTATCATATTCAAATATGGGAAAAGAGTTTATTAAAGAATTGTAATGTTAAAATATGGATACCAGATAAAGGAGAAATGAAAGGTGAATATCTATTTACTATCGATTCAGTCCACTCGGATCCAAACACAATAAATACTGGAGTGTCGGAGGTACCAACCGAACACAAACAATTTAATTTTGGTAAGTTAGAAAACGGGCAATACTTTGCTCAACCAAATAATAGAATGCTTTGGTACGAACAATCTCTTACTCCAAAAGAGTTAAAAAAACCTGACTTTAAGGTATGTGGGAGATATTACTATTGCGAACAAGAAGAACAATGGAGATATGGCGATAGTGATGATTATTTTTATAAAGGAGAAAAGGTAAAAGATGAGTGATAAGTTAGACGCATTAGTAGAACAAATAGGTAATCTTACTATGCAAGAAGCAGCCGATATGGCAAAGATGATGGAAGAGAAATGGGGTATTCAAGCAAGTAATATACAACCTAGTGCTTCTCCAGTTGTAGAAGAAGCAAAAGCTACGAAAAATGTATATCTAATTGGTTTTGAAGATAGTAAGAAGATTATGGTTATTAAGACTATAAGACCTATACTAGATTTAGGATTATTAGAAGCAAAGAATTTTGTTGAAAAATCAGCAAGTGAAAAAGTAGAGGTTAAAACGGATTTAGAACCAGAAGAAGCAGAAAAGATTTCTAAAGAACTTACAGCAGCAGGTGGAAAGGTTGAAATCAAATAAGAAGATGACGAGTACCGTTTTTAATAAAGGAAAAGGTTTAGACTTTACAAAACAACCTATGTTTTTTGGTGAAGATTTAGCAGTACAAAGATATGACGATATGAAATATCCTATCTTTGATAAATTGACACAACAACAATTAGGTTTCTTTTGGAGACCAGAAGAAGTATCTTTACAAAAAGATAGGTCAGATTGGGCGATATTAAGAGAAGAACAGAAGTTTATATTTACTAGTAATTTAAAATATCAAACTATGTTAGATAGTGTACAAGGTAGAGGTCCGTGTTTGGCATTTTTACCATTTGTATCACTACCAGAATTAGAAGGTTGTATAGTTGCTTGGGATTTTTTTGAAACTATACATAGTAGAAGTTATACATATATTATCAAAAATTTATATAGTAATCCTTCAGAAGTTTTTGATACTATAATAGAAGACGAGAAGATAGAGAGAAGAAGTAAATCGGTAACTCAACATTATGATGAACTTATACAATTAGGTAATAAGTGGTCATTAGATAAATCTAAAGTTGATGAATACGATTTAAAAGAGAAACTTTGGCGAACTTTGGTAACGGTAAACATACTTGAAGGATTAAGATTTTATGTTTCCTTTGCTTGTAGTTTCGCTTTTGGTGAATTAAAACTAATGGAAGGTAGTGCAAAGATTATATCATTTATATCAAGGGACGAAAGTCAGCATTTAGCAGTATCACAAAGAATAATTAATAACTATAGAGGTCCTGAAAAAGATAAAGTAATGGACAAAGTTATTAAGAATAATGAAAAGTATGTTGCTAAATTATATGATGACGCAGTTGCAGAAGAGAAGCGTTGGGCAACATATCTATTCAGTAAAGGTAGTATGATAGGTTTATCAGAAAAACTTTTACATAACTATGTTGAATGGACTGCTAACAAAAGATTAAAAGCAATTGGTATGAAACCACGATACGATATATCTAATACAAACCCATTGCCTTGGACTGAACATTGGTTTAATAGTCGTGGATTACAAAACGCACCACAGGAAACAGAAATAGAAAGTTATGTTATCGGTGGTATAAAACAAGATGTAGAGAAAGACCAATTTAAGAAATTTAAATTATAAGATAATGGCACAGAAAAGAAAGACACAATGTCCTCATTGTGAAGAAAGTTTTACAATAATTTGGGAAGAGGTAGATTTAGAACCTTGGACTTGTCCTTTCTGTGGTGGTGCATTAGATAAAGATGACGAAACTGAAACGATTTCAAGTGAGGAAGATGATGAAGATAATTGGAATTGATTATAGTTTAACTTGTCCTTGTTGTTGTGTAGTAGATGGTGGTTTTAATGGCGATAATGCAGGTTTAGATAATTGCAGATTCTACTATCTAACAGGTGTAAAAAAATATGAAGGTTTATTTTTAGATGGTCAAATACAAGGTGACTATTTTCCTGATTGGAATACACAACAAGAAAGACACGATAATATATCAGAATGGGTATTTGATACGGTAATAGGAAGTACCGTAAACCCTATGGTTTATATTGAAGACTACTCTTTTGGAAGTAAAGGAAGAGTATTTAATTTAGCAGAAAATACAGGACTTTTAAAACATAAACTATATAAAAAAGGTATAAAATTTGAGACATTGGTTCCATCTGTAATTAAGAAACTGGCAACAGGTAAAGGTAATGCAGATAAGGAAAAGATGTATGATAAATTTTATGAGGAAACAGGAGTTAATATGATGGAAGCGTGTGACCAAACTACACTCAATAATCCTGTTACCGATATAGTAGATAGTTTTTTCATAGCGAGGTGTGGATATGAAACTACAAAGGCAAAGCAAAATTAGATGGTTAGGTTTTACCCTAGCTATTATTGGTGTCTATATTTTAAGTAATGCCCAACCAGATACTCAATGGATTGGTTGGTCTATTACATCTATGAGTTGTGCGATATGGGTACTGAAAGGAATAGAAGATAGAGATATTCCTCGTACTTTGATGGAATTAATGTATGTGATTCTGGCAATTCGGGCTATTTTTAACTGGTTTTAGCCCAAAATCTCCCAAAAACCCTTTAAAATCAACGAAAATTAATCAAAAAAGTGCTTGACATAGTACTGGAATCGTGGTATTATGTACATATGATTAATAATAACACAAATACCCAAATACTAGAATGGTTAGGAACTTCAATATTGATTATTGGAGTTGGCATAAACTCTCTAGGATACTACCCTTTAGGACCTATTGTAATGATATTCGGTGGTCTGACTTGGGTTTTAGTAGGATTTATGTGGAATAGACTATCTATAATCACTACAAATCTTGTAATAACTATTGTATCTTTGATTGGTTTATCAATAAATTATGGTCTATTTGGATAAGAACAAAATGAGAACATTTAAGAATTATTTGCTTGACAATGATAGTCAAAACTGATAGAATATGAGTATGATTTTAAACAATAACACACTAACAAAAAGAGGTAAAACACTATGGCAAAAGTAAAAACAATGGCTTGGGATAATGCAGAAAAAAAAGTTGATAATATAATTGACGATATGAATAATGGTAAATATAATTCAACGGTTGCTAAAAACAAAATACTTGCAGTTGATAATGTTGAACTTACAGGTATTGACGAACACAATGTTGACGAAGTAATTGACAACAATAGAGGAAAATAATGATTACAAGTTTTTTTATATTGATGATAATAATGATGACAACAATAATACTATTGAGAAAGGTACTATCATAAATGAACGCATTAGTTAAACACATTAGAGATATGAACGCTAAGACGCAGAAGTGGATTGACGAAGACCCTAAAAATAGATTCGGTGGTAAGTTAGTTGAAGACTTAAATCATTGGAAAGAATATGGTGTACATACACCAAAAGACCTAGACAAGTACCTTGCAATTCAAACTTGTTATGAGGTGACTTCTAGTGCGTATAGTAAATCATATGCTAGAAGTTTTAATTATGACAAAATGTCTATTGAAGAAATTGAAAAATTAACAGATGAAATGTCTGTTATCGCAGATGAAAATATTAAAGAAGAAAAGAAAGCTGAAGAACAAGCTATTACAGAATTTAAAGACCTGATTAATAAGACAATCAAAGCTGGTGCAAAAGATGAGAAAGAAGCATTAAGATGGTTGACTAAAGATTTAGGACTAACCCACATACAAGATTATGAACACTTTGTTTGGGAAAAAGGATTTTTATTTACCGATTACGGTAGAGAGTTAGTTAAACAATTAAAGAACATTTATTTAAATTAAGGAGGATTATATTATGAAAAAAGTTGATACAGATGTTTGGTTTAATAAAGATGATGTAGGTAAAAACCTATACAGAAAGAAAACTTATTACACACTTTGCGTTGAGCAAGATGTAATTGCTAAAGATAAAGACGAGGCAGATAATAAGTTTAGTGAGTGTGGAGTAAATTATTCTAAAATCACAAAAGATATTACTGATACTAAAGATGGAGTTGAGACCTATATGGTTGACGCTAACTATACTGAAACAGATGATACCAAGTTTATTGGTAAAGTAAAATATGATGATGATAGTTTTAGTCAAACGCTTGAAGAAGCAGTTGAGAACGAAGATATACACATTGATACTTGGGCAGACGAAGACGAGCCACATCAATTAACAAAAATCAAATTAGTTGATACAGGTACTAAAGAAGAATCAGATGTTGATATTGCTTTAAATTTAGAAGCAGAAAGTCAAATAGGTAAATAATGACAAAATCAGATTATTCACCACACGATTGGAGAAAGAATACAGACAACGCAGTTGTAGTTGATGAGAATAAGGCAATGCTTAAAGTCAATGAGTGTAAAGTATATTTTACAAATCCTAAAACTTTAAAAGACGAGGAAGTTGAAGTATCCAGATTGATTAGAGTATTTGTAAATAATAAAGAACTTATGGCGAAAAGTGTTAAATGAATATGAACGGATATTTTGCAGTTGTACTAGATAAACAATCTCAAAAAGAAATGAAATTAAATGCTACCTTTGATGTTGTTAATGGCGACCATATCACACTTGCTTATAAACCAGATAGTAAGAAGTTTGTGAAATTGGCGCCATTAGTTGATAGAAAAGTGGATGCGTTTGTTAATCAAATAAGAGGTAACGAAAGTATAGAAGCATATTGGGTAGACGAAATGTATTTGAAAGAAACATATTGGTCACATAAACATAGTAAGTATATGTCAGCATATCAGAAATTAAAAAGATTAGATAAAGGACCTGCCCATATTACAATATCACATAAGAAAGATTTTAAATCAGGTGACGCAAATAGTATGTTTAAAAAACCAACTTGGAAAGAAAACATACCAGAACAAATAAAAGTATCAGGAAAGGTAAAATGGATAGAGTACAAGTAGAACTAAAAAAGAAAACTATATTAGAAGCAATGAATATAGTTAGAATACAAAGAGATTTAGGTTTTCCATCATATCAAAAAGGTGAACCTTTACACGATTTACTTATGGAAATTAAAAGAGATTTAAAAAAACAAATGAAACAAAAGAAAACTGCTTGGAGACAATTACTAGAATTTTGGCCTTTGAGTATAGTTATTCCAAGTATGTTAATATTAATATTATTAGGTGCAGGAGGAGTTTTTGGATGAATAGAAGATTAAAACATTTTAAAGACGGCAAACTACACATTTATGTAAGAACTGATAAGTACAATGGTAAAATCAAGTCAGATAATTGGGTTGGTCGTACTTATATTCAAGGTAGTGATATTGTTAAATCTTCAGGTACTAGTGATTTTAATAAAGCAAAACAAATATTATTTAAATGGTACGATGAACTACAATTTAAAAAGAAACACAATATTGAAGTACATAAGAGAGATTGGTTAGAAAGAGAATTAGATAAACATAACCACAAATTAGAATTGGTAAGAACAATACTTCCAATTATATTGTTAGTTATGCAAACAATAATTATGATAAAGATTTTTTAAGGAGGACAATATGATTGAGACAATTGAAGCAATTGATAATTTAGATAAAGCTATTGATAAACTTGATAATGCCAAATGTTCAAATGATACAGATAAACTGAAATCAGCTATTGATGATGTTTTAGATGATTTGAGAACTTGGAAATCAAAGAAAGAAGATGAACTAGATTTATTTGAAAAGACTATGAAAAAAGAGTATGATAGTAAAATGCCTGTCGGAGAACTTGCAAACGACCCTATTAGATAATGAGAAATACAACTAAAAGTAGTATATTTAGGGTGATACAAGTATCGCAAGGTGGTGGAAATCGCCCTATACACCGCCCTATGACGGTCAAAATGAGTAAAAAAGGGTGTAAATATGCGATAAATCCGCTTATTGACAATATAAGGGTTTTATAGTATTATAGTAATAACAATGAGAGAGGTGCAATAATATGACATTTACATATACAAAAGAAATGATGTTTAGTGAGTTTAAAACGGCTACCATCAAAGACCAAAAAGGTAAGAAAGAGAAATACGACAATCGTATTAAGTTTTTAAAAGAAATGAAATCTCTTAAAAAAGAACATCCTAGTGCTATGAGACAAATTGGGATTACACAAAAACAATTTGATAATTTAATCTTTGCGTGGTCAAGTCCAAATCCTAGAGACCATTTTTATAAAACGGTATTTGGTAGAACTTATGCAGAACAACAACAACACGAAATAGACCAATATGGACCTGAAAAGGAAGAAAAAGCTAATGGGTAAATACGGTAAATTAGATAGAGATAAACTTACAGGTTTTCCTCTACCTGATTATAATTCAGATAACAGAAATTCTATACCAACAAGTGATAGAATACCAGGATATGCTACTAAAAAAGCAATGCCAAAAGTAGTACTTCCTGAAGGCAAGACAATTGGCGTTGCATATAACAAAGGCAATTATCAGATAGTTGATAAAGCCGATTTTAAAACAATGGGAAAGAAAATATAGTTATGAATAAGATACTTATATTATGTGTAATATTACTTGGAGTTATGATGAGTAATGTAATTGCAGAAGAACAAAAGACTTATACATTTACAGAAGTTAAAACAGCAGTTTTTAATATTCCGTCAGATGTATCAAATTTTTTGACAAGTGAAGTTGAAAAAACAAAAGCTTATCAAAAAGAATCTTGGGCAGAAATGAAGACTCAAACTGCCGAGAATTGGGCACAATTGAAATCGTTATTTGGAGTTAAGAACTAATGGATTTTCAATTAACTAGTGCCAACGATGGTACTTTTCTAATCAGACCTGTATCCGCTAGGGCACAGGTTTGGTGGACAGATACAAGAATGGCAGAAAGATTTGTTGTTGATAATACACAAAACGATTTTGCTGTAATATTAAGTGAAAACCAAAAGAAAGTTTGTGATGAAATTAGACAGAATAATTTTGATTTTATTAATTAGTTTATTAACTGCTTGTAGTAGTACAAAACAAGTTAATGTTAATGTTAGTGAAGAAACACCAAATTACAAATTTACTAGAAGTCATTTAGGAGTTGTCCTAGGTGGTGCTACTGGTGCTGGTGCGTGTATTGAACTTATTGGGACAGACCCATATATCGCCGCTGGTTGTGCAGTAGTAGGTGCCTTTGTTGGTGCAGATATAATGTATAATAGTGATTACGATTTACACCAGGCAGTATTTGTTGACCATTTGAATAACGGTCCTTCAAGTGCTAGTTATACTAATTGGTATAGTACGAAGTCAGGAAATAATGGAACGATTAAGATTAATAGAAGTTATGTACAAGGTCCATTAATATGCAAAGAGTATGAAAGTAATTTTAATATTAAATCAAACTGGCCAGTAGTTGGTATTGGAAATCAATATGTTGATACGAGATTTGGAACCGTTTGCCAAATGCCAGATGGTCGTTGGGTGGAGAAAAGATGAATCCGAGAACTATAATATACATAACAATATTTTTGATGTTTATGTCTTTACTGGCGATTACCGCTGGGGCAAATGAACCTACTTGGGTTATGAAAAAAGTTAAACCCGAAGAAGGTGAAATTATGCAAGTTAATTCGGCACCTGTTGATGTCATTTATGTTAATGAAGTACACGAAAAGGTACAGGCGAAATTAAAACTATTAAGTGAGAACGAGAAGAAAAAGATTTTAAAAGAAACTACACTAGAGAGATTTGAAAGAGACGGTCAATGGTGTTTTATTAAGATTGTTATAAGAGAACTTGATAATGGAGATATAATCAAGGAAGAAATTATGGAGTGTGCTGATACCGAACACGGTAAAACAGACAAGGAAAAAATTGCAGAACTGGAAAAACAAATTGAGTTAGAGAAAGCAAAGAAACCAGGTTATTGGGAACTATTTGCTGCCTTCTATTACAAAGATTTGAATGCACCAGAATATTGTAGGTTGTATTCTCAACCTTCACACGCTTTTAAGACCTTCGGAACGGCGTGTTTAACGACAGAAGGTAAATGGGAGAAAAGATAATATGACGAAAAATCTAATTATACTTGGACTCCTTGCTATGTTGTTAACTGGTATGACTTTTAACGAAGTCGCTGTCTATGTAGAAGACAATCAGCTTATTGACAAACTTAGCGATTTATTATATAATGTAATAAGGAGTGTGAAAAACAATGTATAAATCAATATGGAAGACCGTAGGTGTATTGCTATTTGCAGTATTACTTACAAATTGCTCTTCTACAAAGTACAAAATCAAACAGGAGAGTGATAAAATAGTTACCGAGGTGCCACAATGGTATATGGCTAACTTTGACGAAAAGAAACATTGCGATATTTCAATGTGGGCGAATAAGCCAATCGTTAAAAGTGAAGATGACGATAAAGTCTGTATCTATGGTGTCGGAACTTCTGTATCTCCATCTTTAGAACTTGCAATTGAGAAAGCAAAACTAATTGCAAAAGCTGAAATGGCTGATATAGTTGCAGGTGAAATGAATAAGAAAGCAAAAATATTCGTTACCGAGATTGGAAAAACAAACCAGAAAACGGTAGTTGAAGATGTTGAAACTGCTTTAGTTAATGTTATTTCAAATACACCTGTTAGAGGATATGAAATCTTTGCTCAGGAAGTAACCAGAACGAAAAAAGGTTATTATAGAGCGTGGATTGGTTTAAGATTACCTCTAGGTGAGTTTAATAAGATGTATGATTACACAATTGCAGAAGTAGTTGATAGTCATAAAATTAAACTAAAAGCACTTGAAGCATTTGAAGATGTGGAGAGTACAAGTAATGAAAAAAAGAACGATGGATAATAAGATAATTGTTTATTCAAAAAACAATTGTGTTTATTGCGTGAAGGCGAAGTCCCTTCTAAAGGGACTTGGTCTCACTTTTGTTGAGAAGAAGTTAGAAGAATTTGATAGTGTGGACGATATGATAAAAGACATAGGTAAAAAAGTCAGGTCAATGCCACAGATAAAGATAGATGGAAAACTGATTGGTGGATATAATCAGTTAATTGAACACTACAATAATGAAGGTTTAGTAGATTTCAAAGGCAACATCAAGTAATGAACGAAGTAGAAAACAAAAGAGTTTTTGGAAGTGTAAATTTTCAGGAAGAAGGAGAATTTATATTTTGTTCCAAATGTGGAGATAATACGGTACATAAACCAAAATTTGGTGCGTGTGTGAAGTGTGGACTAGAGGAATATAATGACAGACGATAAAGACGATAAGAAAGATAAACCAAAAAATGCGTTTAAAAATGTTGTTTTATTTCCAGAGAATAAAATAAAACGACCACCTAAACCTACTGACCCTACGGCAGCTAAAAAGATGAGAGCATATCAGGCCGCTAAATTTGTAGAAACTGCTACAGATGAGATTGGATTAGATTTAGTTAGACGATTTGTTGGTATGGGATTAGATACAAAACAAGATGTATTTACAAAAGATTTAGCATTATCTATGGACTCAATTAGAGGATTATTATACAGACAATTTAATATGGTACACCCTATACAAAAAGTTGTGGATGCTTCTGTTAAGTTGCGTATGAATCCTGCTGGTGTGGTGACTGCTAGAATAGAATATAGTAATATAAGTGATGAGACAAGTAAAACTACAAAACCAATTAATAAAGATATTTCAGACGATTTAAATAATCGTAATCACGGTTTCTTTCAATTTACGGAAGACTTTGATTTTAAAGACGGACCTGAATTTGATAACAATAACATACCACCAGTACCATTAGGTCCTGATGATGACGAAGGTCCAGAGAACGCATAAAAGAATTTGCTTGTGGGAAACCATTATAATGCGATTTGCCACAACAAATAAAAAGGAGGTTTGAACAATTATGTTTAAATTTTTATTTAATAAAGGAGAAGATAGAATGGCTAGAACCAAATTATCTAAAACGCAAAAGGTGTTAAACCTTTTGTCAAAAGGTGAACCAGTATCTTGGAAAACATTAAGGACAAGATTTGACCTTATGTCACCAAGAGCTATGGTTGACAAATTAAGAGAACAAGGACATATGATATACATTAACAAAGGTGTTAAAGGTACTTCATATAGAATTGGAACTCCTACTAGAGCTATTATAGCTGCTGGTATTAAAAAACTTTACGGTACAGATTACTCTTACGCAAATAGAGCATAGTACCTAAAGGTGAGGAAGGCAACATTAGTTTGCTTGTAAGGGCGAAGAAAGCTAGCGTGGACTTCGCCCTACTCTTCCTCAATAACTAATAAGGAAATTTTATGACGGATAGTGATGACAAACAAAGAGGTTTAGACGCTACATTAGAGAACGAAGGTAGTAGAGATTTATCTCCAATGGTTCAGATTTCAATAAAAGAATATGACCAATTAAAAGAGAAGACAAGATATATTACAGATAAAAGTTTAATTGAATACATAGACAAGATAGAGTTTTTTGTAAAAGAATTAAGAAAACATATAGTAAGAACGGATATAAAATAATGACAAAGATAAAAAATACGATTATTAAATACATATTAGGAATTGGTGGTATTGCAGGAGTTTTAATTGCTTTATCATTGATATTAAATTATTTACAAGGAACATTATAATGGCGAAGATGAGAATATTTAAATTCTGGAAAGATGATGGAGAAGTAGAAGAAATAGAATCATCTGGATTTAAAAAGGCAGTTAAATCTTTTCAGAACAAAGTAAAACAAAGTATAGTTTATATGGAGTGGGTTGCTAAGAAAGGTACTGAAATGACCAAATGGCAAAAACTTCCACTAGGACGAAAAGATAAATTAGGTAAATAATGATTATCGTAGATATGCACCAAGTATTGATTAGCAATATTATGGCACAAATTACAATGAAAAGTTGGAAAGGTACTAAAGTAGGTGTTGTTAATAAAGAAATGGTTAGGCATATGTGTTGTAATTCATTAAGAGGTTATGTTAGAAAGTTTGGTAATGAATACGGTAGAGATAATTTAGTACTTGCTTGTGATAGTGCTGACCCTTGGAGACGAGATTACTTTCCTAATTACAAATGGAGTAGAAGACAAGGTAGAGAAGAAAGCAAAAGTGATTGGGACTTAATGTTCAAAATCATTTTAGAAGTTAAAGATGAGATTGCTGATAACTTACCTTACAAAGTAGTTGCAGTAGACAACGCAGAAGCAGATGATATAATTGCTGTGATTGTAGGTCTACAAGAGGAGAAAAAGTACCTTATTATATCGGGTGATAAGGATTTTAAACAATTACAGAAGTTTAAAAATGTGTTTCAGTTTTCTCCTATTCAGAAGATTATGGTTAAAGAAGATAATCCTAGAAGATATTTACACGAACAAATAATCAAAGGTGACCGAAGTGATGGTGTTCCTAACATCTTGTCTGCCGATGATGTATTTGCAACGAAGAAGAAACAAAACCCTATAACGAAGAAGAAATTAGAAGAGTGGGCACAGGTTGATGATATACCTTTGGGTAGTGAGACCAAGAAATATTATAATAGGAATAAGAAATTAATAGACTTTACTATGATACCAAAATCACTAGAAAAATCTATTATAAATAGCTATAAGAATTGTAAAGTACCTAGTAGGTCCAAACTATTACCGTATTTTATGAATTATAAACTGAAATCACTAATTGAAAACATTAATGATTTTTAATATTGCAATATAAGAGGAAATGAAATGGCTGAAAATAAAAGTATATTAAATCCTGCCCTTAAACAAGCGGCAGCTACAGCGTCTTCAATGGTGCTGACATTCCACGAAATCTTTACTAAAGTTAATAACGCCAAAGACAAGCAAAGGAAGATTGAAGTATTAAGACAATACGATAGTCCTGCTATGAGACAAGTGTTAAAAGGTGCGTTTGACCCAAAAATCAAATGGGATTTACCTGAAGGTACTCCTCCGTACATTGAGAACGAGGCACCATTAGGTACTGAACACACTTACCTTGACCAAGAAGCAAAAAGGTTATGGCATTTTGTAGTCGGTGCGGATATGAACTTAACTAAAGTGAAAAAAGAAACTCTTTTTATACAAATGCTAGAAGGTTTATCGGCAGACGAAGCGAAGTTGTTGGTAGGCGTTAAGGATAAGAATCTTAACAATATCTATAAAGGATTGACTTCTGCTGTAATAAAAGAAGCATTTAGTTGGAATGATGATTTTGTCAAAATTGAGACATAAAAGTAGTGATTTTTAGGGGGTTTTTACTGATAAAATCCCTTAAAAATAGTCAATTTTTTGCTTGACAAAGGGTCCGAATTTGTGTATAATAAATACTATAAATGATGAGAAAGGTATATTATGATTAAATTGATGATTAAAGTATGTGTTTTTATATGGTTATTTGGAGTAGGGTTACACCTGACTATGCAACACGCAAAAGCAGACGAGTACACTACCGCTACAACAGCACACATAATCACACAAACGGTTAACGGAAACGATATAGACCATAAGAAAGTTTTAACTGCCGAAGTTGAAAGACTAATCCATAGAATGGCAGTTGATATGACTTTTGTTATACAGAAACACTTGCCGAATATTTTAGAAGGCATTGCCGCTGAAATAAGGGAAGACGCAGATAGAATATATAAAGAAAGCCAAACTAACTAGGGAGGTTTATGGAAAATTTTATTTATAGTGTTGCTGACACATTGCAACTTATGTATAGTATCGCACCTAAAGAAATATGGATTATTGTTTTTAGTTGTGTTTTTCTATATCTACATTTAGAATACAAAGATTGGAAAAATAACAGAAACAAATAAGAGAGAGAACTATGCCATCACTAAAACCTAAATCAGTTAGGTATGCTACTCTTAAAAAAAGAGTTAAATCAGAATATAAGCATACAAACAAATATAAAACTACCTATAAAGATATAAAGAAAGTATTTGCCTGGATAAACGAGGCGATATTTGATAATGAATTACAACCTTTCAATGATGTACATTTAAAAGATTTAAGAAATCAAAGATGTTTTGGACAGGTTACACAATGGGAATGGAAAAGAAAAGGTACTAGTGCCTTTCATTTAGAGTTATGTACTCACTATAAAAATAAGAAAGAATTTATTGATACACTTGGCCACGAAATGGTCCATCTGTTTCAAATGACAAGAGGTGATAGTGGTAATCATAACAAGTTGTTTTACTCATATAAAAATAAAATGAGTAGAGCAGGAATTGACATAGTTTAATAGTTGAAAAACATTATGGGAAAAGTGAAACAAAAAATTAATAAAGAAGTCAGTAATGCAGTTGTGTCTGTTAAAAAATGGACAAAGAGAATATTGGGCATAGGACTATTATTTGGTTCCATATATCTAGTGGGAACCTTTCATCCAAACAATTACATCTTACACAAATACGAAAAAGAATTTGAAAACAAATACCTAGACAAATTAAAAGAACTAGATTTAAGAGAACCTGCTTTTGAATTTAATAATGATATGCAGTTTGTTAGGGCAGTCCATAAATGTATTGACTATTTAAACTTCACAACACCATCGCATAATAGAGTACCATATGAAATGGTTACGGCACAGGCAGTTTTGGAAAGTGCTTGGGGTAATAGTAGATTTGCAGAAAAAGCAAACAACTTATTTGGCATAAGAGTATTTAAAACAACACAACCACATATGCTACCTGAAGGTATGGAGAAGTGGCCTGGTTGGGGAGTAAGAGTATTCGCTACGAAATGCGATAGTGTAAAAGAATATATTAGATTAATGAACGAGCATCCTGCTTATGAGAGATTTAGAAAGTTGAGAATAAAACAACTTTCTTTATATGGCAAAATGGACCCAATTGAGTTGGTAAAAACACTTGATAAATTTTCCACTACACCTGATTATCCAGAACGAGTAATCAGAATTATTAAAAAGATAAGAAAACTAGAGGAACAAATGTAATGAGACCAAATAATTGGGAAGATGAAAGTTATAATAACATTAAGGAAGATAATCGTCCTTATATGGATCCTTTTTTAAAGAAAATGATTGAACAAGCATTTTTGACCTTTGAAAGGATGAGACGAGGAGAACGCAAGGTATATTTCACAGGCAATTGGCAAAAAGATGTGATGTCTTGTTTTCCAGGAAGACAATCTAATAAGATATTTAAAAAGATGAGACTATTTTTAGATAACAGAAATTACATATTCACACAAAAGAAATTAGAAAATGTGGAAGGATATGAATATATAGTTATCAGGAGATAAAATGGGTATATTAGCATTTTTAGCGGCATTAAGTATTTCAGGCGTAGCTGCCTTTTATAGTATTTTAGGTTTAGCTGCCATATTCGCTGGTGCAAAAGTACCTATTATAATAATGGGTGCAGTATTAGAAGTTGGTAAGTTAGTTACCGCTTCTTGGTTATATCAGAACTGGAGAAATCCATTACTGCCGAAGTCCATAAAATACTATTTGACAACCTCCGTAGTTGTGTTAGTATTTGTTACCTCAATGGGTATATTTGGTTTCCTATCAAAGGCACATTTAGACCAAGTTAAACCTACCACAACAAATGAAACTAGAATTGTTTTAATTGATAAACAAATATTACAAGAAGAACGAGTAATAGTACGAGCAGAAAAGACTTTAGAAAGATTAGACAAAGCGTTAGATGTTTATATTGCAAAAGAATATGTAAGTAGAGGTCTAAAAGAGAGAAAGAAACAAAAAGAAGAACGAGAAGAACTTAATTTAGCAATCAACAATGCAATGGATAAGATTGATGAGTTGATGTTAAAGAAACAAGAATTTGAATTAGAGACGAAGATGTTAGAGGCAGAAGTAGGACCTCTTAAATACATCGCAGAACTAATATATGGTGATAATGCCAAAGACTACTTTGATGAAGCAGTTAGAGCGGTTATAATAGTATTGATATTTGTATTTGACCCATTGGCAGTATTATTATTAATTGCTGCTAATATATCATTATCAGGTTGGAGTAAATTACGAAGTAAGAAGAAACAATATGATATTAAAAAGTTAGATTTACAGATTAAAAGAGAAAACGAGAAGATTAAAGAAGCAAAGAAACAGATAGGTAATTATAAAGAATTTTTTAAGAAACTAGCTAAAAAGAACTTAACCAATGAAGATTACGAGAAGTTTTTTCTTGCATTAGGAAATAAAGAATTAAGAGATATGGGTCTGGATCCAGATGAGATTCGTATAAAAATGGACCAAATACTTGATTGGAACGCAAGTGAACCAAAAGGTGTTGATAAAACACTAGTAAAGTCTAAAATTGAGTAGTTGACAACAACAAGGAAATGGTGTATAATGAAACTTATGTATACTGATAAAAGAAAAAATGAATTGATTAAGAACGCTGAAACAATGATGAATAAAGCACAATCAAAATGGGCAAAAATGTTTTGGACTGGAGTATGGAAACAATTGTCTATTAAATTTAATAGAGTTAATTAATGAATATATTTTGTTTAGACGAAGACCCGATTAAAGCAGTACAAATGATGTGTGATAAACACATTGTTAAAATGATATTAGAATCTGCTCAACTTATGAGTACTGCTCATAGAGAACTAGATGGAGATAATGCTAATGAGAATTTATATAAATCAACTCATAAAAATCATCCTAGTGCCAAGTGGGTAAGAGAATCATTATGGAATTATGTGTGGTTGTACAGACATTGGGTTGCTATGAACGATGAATATAAATTAAGATATAATAAAACAAAAAATCATATGTCGTTTGATAAACTTAATGATATTTTAAAAAACCCACCTAAAAATATACCTTTAGCTAAAATAGGTACACTACCAACACCTGCTATGCCTGATTATTGTAAGATAGATGGTGATGTAGTTGCTTCATATAGAAAATATTATATAAACGAAAAGAAAGATATTGCTACTTGGAAAATACCTAGTAGAAAACCAAAATGGTTTGAGGTAACACAATGACAGATTTATTTTTAGACGCAGAAGAACAGAAACAAAAAGAAGTTGAAAAAGAGTTAAAGAATACTCATCCAATTGCTCAGGCACACGAAGCAAAAGATATTGCAACAGGAACAAGAATTAAAGTTGGAGATTTATCACAAACTACCAAAGACTTTTTAACAGAAGTAAATAAAGAAAAAGAACAATTAGAAGCGTCTATGCAAGAATCATTTAGACAGCGTGATGAAAGAGTTGCTAGAGAAAAGAAAAGAGATATACAGAAGTTATTAGAAGAAAACAAGATAACAAATTTTAAAACACCAGAACAAGAAATGGCACAAAGATTAGAAGATGATAAGTATAGAGAAGCAAAGAACCTTAAAACAGACTTATCAGGTATACCTTTCCAGATGACGCCAGAAGAAGAAGATAGAAACGCAGGAGTTGAACGAGACGAAAATGGCAATGTTAAGTCAGAAGAAACAAGATAGTATGGATATAGTTGACGGTTTGACATTGGGAATAGGTGGCACAATATTAACCATTTTAGGTTTTGGGATTGCGTTATTTTTAGGAACATACACAAAAGAAAAAAAAGAAAAACAAATAGAAGAAGATAAGGATAATCCAATAGTAAAATTTTGGAACGATTTTAGGAGTAAATAATATGATGATAGAAACACTAGTAAGTAAAACAATTGTTTTATTAAACAACATACAATTAGCACATTGGCAAACACATAGTTATGCTGAACACGAAGCATTAGGAGAATTTCATAAAAAGTTATCTGACCTTAACGATAAATTAGTTGAAGCGTGGCAAGGTAACCAAAATAAAAGAGTACATATTGAAAGTGGACAACATACTTTACAAAATTATAAAAGTAAAGAACATACCACTTCAGAAATAGTACAATATCAACAGGATGTTTCACAAGCAACATATAACATAACACAACAAAATGATTTGAATCAATTTGAAGATATAATTTCTGTGTTAGAAGATATGGCAGAAACTACTTCTCAAACATTATATCACTTGTCATTAAGGTAAAAACACAATGCCGACATATTCGTTTATAAACACCAAAACTAAAGAAGAATTTACAGATTTTATGAGTATGTCTGAAAAAGACAAGTATTTGAAGAAGAATAAACACATTAAGCAGATATTGAAAGCAATAAATATAGTAAGTGGAACAGGAAGTACAAATATTAGAACTGATGGCGGATGGAAAGAAGTACAATCAAAAATCGCAGAAAGAAATCCTGGTACACCTTTCGCCGAGAGACACGGTAGAGCGTCAACTAAAGATATTAAAACAAGACAAGTATTAAAGAAACACGGAATACTACCGAAGTAATATGATATACAGAATAATTTTTTTATGCGTTATTGGAACAATTGTTAGTAATTGTAGTGCTGGGTTTAATAACCTATTCACCGTTGGTGGCATAAGTACAGCAGTTGTTAATAAAAACGCATATAGTATTGGTTATAATGCTGTGGACTTGGGTGTACAGATACAATCTGGTAAACCTATAAGGGTCCATATCATAGACAATATTAAGGAGGAAGACAAGTAATGGCAAAAAACGATATGCCTGATTATATGAGAGGTTTTGACCTTAATGATGATTGGGGTTTTACTCCAGTCACCAATAAACCTGTTGAAGAAAAACCAGGTGTTGATGAAAAACAACTAGATTCAAAGTTTGAAGGTACTAACATAGAGTTAGCGAAAGTTAAATCAGATGTTGGTTCTATTAAAACTATGATGAACGAGATAATGCAAATAGTTGCTGAAAAGGATACTATTACTAAAGAGATAACTACAGAAGAAACAAAAGAAAGATTTAAAGAAATTGAAAAGATTATATTACCTTTCTTATACAATCTTTCCAAATCAGAAGAGCCATATATACATTGGCCAAATAGAGGACCTATAATCAAAGCACAAATTGATAAGATATTAAAACTAACAAGGGGGTAATTTATGTCGCTTAAAGCGAAACATAAGGAACTGAAAAAGGAAGTATTAATAGCTGAAGATGTAAGACAACAAAGACGAGGATATAATTCGTGGTTAAGATTAAGAGAACTTAAAAAAATGAAACTAAAAGCGAAGGATAAATTAAATGAAATTAAGCAAAAACTTTAGTTTAAAGGAGTTAACCACTTCTCAAACGGCTGAAAGGAAAGGGATTAATAATAATCCCAATGATGACCAAATTACAGCATTGCAGAAATTAAGTGAAAATATTTTGCAACCTGTAAGGGACCATTATGCAAGTCCAGTCACCGTATCAAGTGGGTTCCGCTCCGAGGAACTTTGCGTAGCCATAGGAAGCTCCGTAAATTCACAGCACGCCAAAGGCCAAGCCGCCGATTTTGAAATTTTTGGTGTGCCGAATGCGGAATTGGCAAAATGGATTATGGAAAATTTAGACTATGACCAATTGATATTGGAATACCATAAACCAGACGAACCAAATTCTGGATGGATTCATTGCTCTTATAAGAGTCCAACAGACAATAGAAAGAGTACATTAAGAGCATTTAGAGACGATAAAGGTAAAACTCAATATGTTGAGTATAACCCTAATTGAACGCTCGGTATCGTAAGTAAAGACGAGGTTAATGATATGCTTATGAATAACAGGTCAAGCTAGGTGCTTGACATTGTGCTCGTGTGATGATATAATGATTGAAATAAAGGAGTAATATAATGGCTAAAGAATTTAAATTTGTTGATGTGAATAAATCACTTCTGCCAACTACTAAAGGTCGGAACCAAGATGGTTTCAGATTTTACGAGATAGATGGCAAGAACTATCCATCAGTAACCTCAATCCTAAATATTAGAAAATCAGATGGTCTAAAGGCCTGGAGAGCTAATATTGGAGAAGATGTAGCGAACTTTGAAATGAGACGAGCTGCTAAAAGAGGTAAATCTACTCACACATTAGTTGAGAACTATTTAAAAGGCGAAACGCCTGGTGAGACTTCTGTATTACCATTAGGTCTGTTTAGACTTATGAAACCCTACCTAGACAATATTGAGAATATACATTTGATTGAAGCGATAATGTATAGTACTAAATTGACGCTAGCAGGTCAAACTGATTGTATTGCTGACTATAGAGGTAAACTATCAGTAATAGATTTCAAAACAGCAAACAAAGAAAAGATTGAAGATTGGGTTGATAACTATTTTCTTCAATGTACTGCCTATGCAGTTATGTATGAGGAGCTATTCGGTAAACCGATAGAGCAAATAGTTGTCCTTATCGCTGGGGAAGATGGTTCAATGCAAGAGTGGATAAAAAATCCTAAAGATTATTACGAGGAATTAGACAAATCTATAAAAAGTTTTTATAAATATTACGAAGGCGTTATGGCCTTGCGTAAGTAAAATAAAACAATAGAGCAGAAGTCAAATAATTATTAGTTAACGAAGTGAGTTGTTTCTGTCTAATTAAGGAAAGATTAGATGAACATATTTCACAATCCCATAGAGAAATGGATTATAGTTGTGTTAGTATCAATTATGGTACTATTAGGATTTAAGTCAGTAAAAGCTGACCACAACGAAAGTATATTTTTTCAAACTACAGCACCGATATTATGTGCCTCTTATGACGATATGACAAAGTGGCTAGAACATAATGACTTTGAAATAGTAAGTGTTGGAATTGGAAGAAAAGGTGGGGTAGCAGATGGAGAACCTGTATATATGATACAAGGTTATAAGAAAAAGGACAAAGATGTCTTTGTTTCTAGTGTAGAAACTCCAGATGGAGTGGATAAGTGTTTAATGTATAACTTATTTGACTATAAAAGAGTAGAAGAACTTGAAAAAGGATTTAAATAAAGGAAATATGAAAACAATTGGATTGTTTTTGATTGCATTATTTTTTGTTAGTGCCTGTAGCATAAAAACTCCTAGTGTTAAACTTGGAAAGAAATGTATGATTAAAGGTGATGAAGTGGTATATTCATATGTATGGATACACGATAAAAATTTACCATTACAAGCTAACAAAGAAACTTGCAAACAAATTGAAAAGAATTAGTCGTTGAAAGTGTTGTAATAACTGGAGAAGACTTGGGTGCAATTCCCAACACCTCCACCACTCACTTTAAACATATACCATTGGTGTATGCTTATGGGGGGTGATACAGGTTCGATTCACAGATTAAAGAACATTGGAGATTAATAGTTGGAGAACTTAAAACTCATTTTTAACTGGCAATAATACATTTGCCCTTGCTGCCTAGTTAATAGGCAACGGAGTTTGGTGGACACTTGGCAACAGAAGTCCACCTTTAAACACAAATAGGACAACACTAAAATGTTAAAAGAAACTTTTTTTATGATAATCGCTATTCTAATTGCGTCTGGAGAACCAGATGAAATTAGACATCATCCAGGATATAAGTTTGAAACACTTAAAGAATGTACAGATTTCGTTACCTTAAATTATCCTTCATTATATACTGGATTGTTAATGACACTAGCACAGGAAGGTTCTAATAAGATGATAAATTCTATTGCGTGTGGTGAATATGATATAGACCCTACCCAAATAAAGGCAGCTAAATTAAATAGATAGGTGCTTGACTTTCCGTAGGAATGTGATATAGTAGTACTATGAACTCAAAACAATTTAGTTTAGAAATAGAAACTTACAAAAAAGAACACAAAGGTATCTCTTATATGGAGGCCATTGTTGGATATTGTGAGGAAAGAAAGATTGATACTGCTACCGTTGGACCTTTAATAAACAAAGCATTAAAAGAAAAGGTAGCGTTGGAGTGTCAGAAACTTAATTTATTACCAAAGACTAGTGGAGTATTGCCTTTATGATAGAGGTAGCTTTTGTAAATAAAATGGGCAATGATATGTCAGTAGTAAATGCTGCTAGAGTGTCCTTTGCAAAAGTTAAAAAAGGCAAATTAGACGCCAAAGATGACAAGTTAATTAAGTACTTGGCATATTGGGGTCATTGGTCACCTTTTGCTCACGCTACAATGTCATTTAGAATTAAAGCACCTATATTTGTTGCAAGACAATTAGTTAAACATCAAGTAGGTTTAGCTTGGAACGAAGTGAGTAGAAGATACATAGATGATAAACCAGAATTTTATATGACAGACGAGTGGAGAAGTAGACCAGATAAATCTATTAAACAAGGTTCAGGTGATAAGATTATAAAATATGATATTAACCACGCTGTTAATGTTGCATTAGAAACTTATAATGATATGTTAGAAGAAGGTATTGCTCCTGAAATGGCTCGTATGATACTCCCACAAAATACTATGACCGAATGGATATGGTCTGGTAGTGTATATGCTTTTAGTAGAGTATGTAATTTAAGAATTAAACCAAACGCACAAAAAGAAACAGGAAGAGTAGCGGAACAAATAGTTAAACATATGCAAGAGCATTTTCCTATTTGTACTAAATATTTGATAGAACGACCAGAGTTAGTATAATATGTATGGCGGATTTGAAGTTTTTAAAATATGGTTGGCAGTAAAACTACATTTTACTACCAAGACTTACGATTACTTTCAATACGGAGGTAAAGTTAATTGCAAACTGGAGACATTTACAAAACGAAATGATAGATACTTCTTTCATAAACTCTCTAAAAAATATGACGCTGACCAAGCACTTGATTTCTTTGTTGCGAACTTCTTGGTTAGTGATAAAGCGTGGATTGGAAATCTTGCCAAGCAAGATGGTACCGATAACTATGTTTCTCATAGAGCTTATAAAGATAGTTTTAGTTATAATTTTAGGAGTGAGTGTAGGATTATTAGGGATACTTTGGATAATAACAACATTAAGTTTGATGATTTGTTTCTGGTTGATAGAGGCCAACATCCACCATTTTTCAAACTTCTCTCATCTAAAAGAATTAGCTATCAGACTTTTTGCGTATTTGAAAACTTCCTTGATTTCATTAAAAAATGGGATAAAGAGATTGTGGAAGGCGTAGTTTGGCCAGTTTTTAGTAAAAGAATAAAGAAATATCTGCCATTTATACGATATAATAGAACGCAGATGAAACTGATAATTAAAGAAGAATTAACATAGCACGGACTATTGACAAAGGTTGTAGAATGTGTTATATTGTTAATAATAGTATAAAAGTATTATAAATACTATTATTGAAATACGATTTATATTATGATACTTAAATACGAAAATACAAATACGAAATACATACAAAGGAGAAAATTATGGATTTTGAAACATTAAAAGATAGTCAAAAGAACTTTGACAAACTTTCAAAACAAATAGAAGCAAACCTCAATCCTGAGGACGCTTCCAAGACAAAAAACAAATACCAAGACGATAGATTGTGGAAACCAGAACTAGATAAGACTGGAAATGGTTATGCAGTTATTCGTTTCCTACCTGCTAGTAAAACAGAAGAAATGCCGTGGGCAAGAGTTTGGTCTCACGCTTTCCAAGGACCAGGTGGATGGTATATTGAGAACTCTTTAACAACATTGGGTCAGAAGGATCCTGTTAGTGAAGAAAATACAAGACTATGGAACACAGGTGTTGATAGTGATAAAGAAATTGCTCGTAAGAGAAAAAGAAAATTATCATACTACTCAAACATCTATGTTGTATCAGACGCCAAACATCCAGAGAACGAAGGTAAAGTCTTCTTATTTAAATTCGGTAAAAAGATATTTAATAAGATTACAGAAGCAATGTCGCCAGCGTTTGAAGATGAAAAACCAATTAACCCATTTGACTTTTGGTCAGGTGCTAACTTCAAATTGAAGATTAGAAAAGTTGATGGTTTTTGGAACTATGATAAATCTGAATTTGAGGCACCTTCTCCAGTCAATAGTGATGACGAAAAAATCAAAGAGATTTGGAGTAAGCAATATCCTCTTAAACCATTCCTTGAAACTAGCAACTTTAAATCATATGACGATTTAAAAGAGAAATTAAATCGTGTGATTGCTGGTTCAAAGAATACCGAGACTGCTAGTGAGATAGACCTCCCACCTTCTACTGGCACAGCAGCTAAAACTGCTTCGGTACAAAGTAATGAGGCGTCTAAAGGCGTTGGTGATGAGGATGATACCTTATCATATTTTTCAAAACTCGCTGAAGACGAATAATCTCTCTCTTTCCTACATTACTTTTAAAGCAAAGGGGTCCTTTCTGGACCCCTTTGTCATTTCTAATATAAATATAGCATTATGGCAATATCAATACTAGACCCATTAGTACAGAAACAAGGAGACACCAGAAAGTCTGGTGCCTGGTACAGACAAGCAGTTGCTTCAATAGCTGATAAGGCAAGAGCAGGTGTTTTAATGAGAAAAGGTCAGTTATTGGGTAGACCATCGGGCGGAAGATTAAATCTATTCTTTTATGACCCAAAATTTAAAAAGACTTTACCGTATTACGACACTTTTCCATTAGTATTACCTTTAGACACAATTAAAGGTGGTTTTGTTGGTATGAACTTTCACTACTTGCCACCTGCTATGAGATTTACTTTATTATCTCGTTTAGACCGATTTTTGGTAGGAGACAAGTTAGGAAGAACTTCCAAGTATCAAATATCATACAATTCTGTTAAAAATATTCCAATGGTTAAACCAACACTACATAAATATCTTTATAGTCATATCAGAAGTCAATTTTTGAGAATAGACGCAACGGAAGCGGCATTGGCAGTCTACTTGCCAGTACAGCAATTTAAGAAACAACCAGCCACAACGGTTTGGAGTAGAAGCAGAAGAGGAATTTAATATTTGATAAGCAATGGCAAGAAGAACACTTTGGAGAGTGTTGATAGTAAGATTGAGAATGTGGTACGCTGATGTTAGAGGTCACCACGGACATAAATGGAATTATGAACCATCCGACAATTATATGGGTATGCGAAATAGACGCAATAAAAACGACAACGACTAGGTAAGTAAAATGGCAATTTTAAGAGGCGGTAAAAGAATAATGGGTATGGATATCCGATTGGGTATTCCAAGAGACCGTTCAATGGATAACATTAATAGGGATCCTAGATTTAAACAAAGAGCAGGTGCCAACCCAGCAACAACAATAGGTAGATACCAATCCTATGTAAATGAAGCAGAAGGTTTTGCTCGTAAGGCAAGATTTTATGTTGTATTTGAATTACCAAGAGCTAATTTTGAAGAAGATGAATCTTCTTCTGGTATGATTAACCAAGCTAAACTATCAAAATTTTCAAAAGAAGCAAATCTACAAAAAAGAGTACAGGCATTTTGTTCGCAAGTAAGTATGCCTGAAAGAACTATGAAGACGATTGCAGTTAAACATAATGGACCTGCTAGACACATAGTTAACGATTATGAAATGGCAGATGTAGATATGACATTTTATACAGACAAGTATTTGAGAGAAAGAATATTTTTTGAAATGTGGCAAAAGACTGCCTTTTCAAATATGACACACAATTATTCTTATTATGATGAGTATGTTGCACCAATTAATATATTGCAATTAGGTGCTGATCCAGGTGCTCAGGAGAGAGACGGAGCAACATATGGAGTTAGATTATGGGAAGCGTATCCAGTTAAAGTAGGAGCAGTAGAATATGCTTCAGAAACTAACGCTGCTCAAACATTTACGGTATCTTTTAAATATAGATACTGGTTAAATTTTGCAATAGACCAACAAAACAAATTTCATATTGGCCAATCACAATTTGGTATGCCAATAGTGAAAGAAGGTAAATCTGGATTTTTATCTAAATTACCACCTGAATTGAGGAGAGCAGGTGAACAGGTATTACAGAATTTGAAACGAAGTTTCCCTATTGGGAAAATAACAGGTGGAAGAGTTATGCCACCATTCAAGTTTGGACCACTAAATATATAATATATAATAATTATTAAGGAGTATGAAACATAATGGCTTTACCAAAGATTGATGTCCCAACATACGAGTTGACATTACCATCGGAAGACAAAGTTGTACAATATAGACCGTTCTTGGTCAAAGAAGAAAAACTATTAATGATTGCTATGGAATCTGGAGAAGACAAACAGGTTCAACAGGCAGTTTTAGATTTAGTTAATTCTTGTACTTTCGGAAAACTTAAACCAGCAAGTATGCCAATATTTGACATAGAATATTTGTTTTTAAATATTCGTGCCAAGTCAATTGGTGAGATTGCTAAGTTTAGAGTTTTTTGTCCTGAAGATAAGGTAACATTAATTCCTGTTGAGATAGACTTAACTAAAGTTGAAGTACAAGTAGACGACAACCATACAAACAATGTGTTATTAGACGAACAAAGACAACTAGGTCTTGTTTTGAATTATCCAACTATGAGCTCCGTTCCTATGGGCGTAGGTGATAAGTTTAGTACAGAACAAATATTTAAAACAATTATTTCCTGTATTGACTACATCTATGAAGGTGAACAGATCCATAAGGCAAAGGATAGCTCCAAAGCAGAACTAGAAGAGTTTTTTAATAGTCTTAATACTGACCAATTTGCAAAAATCAGAAAATTTTTTGATGAAATGCCTAAATTGCGACACGAAGTAGAGGTTGAGAATCCCAAAACTAAAGTAAAATCAACGGTTACCTTTAGTGGCTTAGCGGATTTTTTCGTATCTGCCTCTCCCACAGCGACCTAGAGGCGTACTATGAAACTAACTTTGCACTTGTCCAACATCATAAATATAGTTTAAGTGAACTAGAATCTATGCTTCCGTGGGAACGGGATGTATATGTGGGTTTATTGGTTAAATACCTGAAAGAAGAAAAGGAAAAGGCACGAAGGGATAACCTTCAAAGAGGCCAGACTAAAATATAATTAAGGAAGATTATGGCAAAGGACAGAATAGATATATCAAGTGAATCAGCGGTAAGTATGCCGATGAAGAATTTGCTCGCTATCATTTCCGCTGTGGCGGTTGGAGTGTGGGCATACTTCGGAGTGATTGAGCGCTTGAACAAGCTAGAGACAAATACAACACTATTAGAAAAAGACTTAATACAAGCAGAAGAAACATTAGCAGTTGACATAGAGAAGAATAACGAATTTAGAATCAAATGGCCAAGAGGCGATATGGGTTCTTTACCTGCCGATTCCGAGCAATTTATGCTCATAGAATTTTTAAGTGGCCAGGTGGAGTCCATCCAAAAAGATTTACAAAATATGATGAACAACGCAGTTAACATTGAAAGGTTGCAAAAAGATATGGACAAGGTTCTTGCTGATGTTGAGGAATTAAAAGACAAAATTAGAAGTGTTAAGAACGGACATAAAACAGGAGAATAAGATATGGATGCTGCTACACTAGTTACCATTATTACAATGTTTATAGTTACCGACACTTCAAGCGAATTCGTCAAGTATGACGGATTAGGTGCTTGCTTGAAGGATAAAAGAGCAATTGAAAAATTAAAAGATGGTCGTAGAGTAATCTGTGGTCCATCAATGGCCGAAGTGGATGCTGAAGGTAACATTATTGCTATTAAAAATAAAATGCCTGACCAATCTGGTAGTTTGAAACTAGGTGGTACGGCGAAATCTCTAACTGAAAAGAAAAAAGAGAAAAAAGTTAAAGTATTAACAAAATAGGTAAATTATGAAAATAGATTTTAAAAAGAATATTCAAAATATCATTGGCGTGGTATTATTGGCCGCTGTATTATTATCAGTTGCTTTTACTAGTAATAGTAATAAAGGTAAAAAAGTTGAAGTACTTAAAGAAATAGGATTACTACAAGAAGTTAGAGAACGAGGTTTTGTAAGATGTGGAGTTAATGCAAATTTACCTGGTTTTTCTGCTCAGGATGAAAACGGAAATTGGTCTGGTTTAGATGTTGATTTCTGTAAGGCAGTTGCCGCTGCTATATTTGGTGATTCAAATAAAGTAGAATATGTAGGATTAAATGCTGCTCAAAGATTTCCAACATTAGCGTCAGGTAATATTGATTTACTTGCAAGAAACACGACTTGGACAATTAGCCGTGATGTTAACTTAATGTTTGAATTTGCAGGCGTTAACTATTACGATGGACAAGGGTTTTTAATACCAACAGAACTAGGCATTGAAAGTGCTAAAGAACTAGATGGTGCCTTTGTTTGTATTACAAAAGAAACTACATCTGAACTGAACTTAAACGATTATTTTGCAGAAAACAATATGACATATAAACCAATATATGTTGAAGGTAATAAAGAAGCAAAAGCTAAATTGTTTGGTGGCGAGTGTGATGTATTCACAACAGACGCTTCAGGTCTTGCGTCAGCAAGGTCTGGTGCAGAAGACCCTAGTAAATGGGTTGTTTTACCAGAAATTATATCAAAAGAACCATTAGGTCCACTTGTAAGACAAGGCGACCAAGAATGGGAAGATGTAGTTAGATGGACACATTTCATTATGGTAAATGCTGAAGAAGCAGGTATCACTAGTCAAAATGTGGATATGATGTTAACTGCCAAATCAAAAGAAGTTAAAAGAATATTGGGCGTAGAAGGTTATGTAGGTCCAATGTTAGGACTTGGTATGAAATTTGGTTATAATATTATTAAACAAGTTGGTAACTATGGAGAATCATACGAGAGAAATGTAGGACCAAATACTCCTCTTGCATTAGAAAGAGGACTAAACAAACTATGGAAGGATGGTGGTGTTATGTATGTACCACCTATCAGATAATATGTTTAAAAAACTAATAAAGAAAATAGGATTTAAGAATGGTGATACAAAAGACTTGTTAAAGATTGTAGCAGGTATATTTGTGGCCGCTATATTAATTGGACTATTTTTAAATAATAAAGCACAGGCAAATTGTACTGGTTGCGGAGACGATGGACACCAACAATGTCCTATTGAAGGTGCTGAACACACACACGAACCCGAAGTAGTATTTGCTGTATGTGTATTTTCAGACGGAACATTAATTGACCATAAAGGTGCAGATAATATGTCCGATTGTTTGAAGACCAAAAGACAGGTTGAAAAACTTTGGAGAGATAGAGCAGAAGGTACAGATAGCGTAGAGATTAATGGTATCACATATCAAATACACGGTGATTCATTAAATTTTATGTGTGATTTAGTTGACGCCGAAGTACATCATTATGAAGATGGTACTTGGGAAATAGTTAAAATATTAGGTAAACACAAAAAAGAGGAATAACAATATGTGGAATATAAAAAACTTATTTACAGGTGGTTGGACTAATTTTAAATACGGTGTAAAACAAGTATGGCATTTCATTGAGGTAGAGATACCTGAATTAATGTCAAATTGGAGATTAGTACCACGACTTTTAATGATTGCCTATGGTTGGGCATTTTTAGATGTTATAAATTGGTTTATGGCACTAGAGAATCCTAACAACGCACAGGCAGGTTTAGTTTCAGTAGTAGTTGGTGCTGGTGCTGGTTGGTTTGCAATATATGTGAACGGAAAAGCAACAAAAATCAAAAATAAAGACTAAATATTACTATACACTAAAGAGAGACAATTCAAATGGCCGCAACAACTTTAACAGAAGCAACCGAAGCAGAAATATTAAAAATATTTAAAGTTGTTGCGAAGAAATCAATCACATCCGTTGAAGGTATGGTCCAAGCGACCAAACCAAAATTAAACGCTTTAATCGCAGAAACAATAGACGCATTTAGAGACTCACCTAGAAATGTTGAGAAAACGATGGATACACTTATCCTTCGTATGAAAGAACTAGGAATGAGTGTTGATGACTTGTCTGGAGATATGAAAAAACTGCCTAAAGGTTTTGAAAGTCTCCAAAATGCTTTAAGAGCAAAAGAACAAAACAGAATTCTAGTAGAGAAACAAGTAGAAGATTTAAGAAGTAAAGGTATTGCCGCTGAAATAGTTAATAATAAAGTTAAAATCATCACTCAAAAAGAAATGAAAACGAGAGAAGATAGGTGGGCAAAAACACAGGAAATTATTAATAATAGACATACAGAAGTTTTAAAAGCAACAAAAGAATTAGAAACAATTACAAACAAAACAGATAGAGCTAAAAAAGAAGAATTTATTATTAAAGAACGAGAGAAAATAGTTGAAGCCGAAACAAAATTAGCAAATAAAAAAGAACAAGCCAAAGGTAAAACTGCTGAAGAAGTAGGAGTTATGGGTCAAGGAGATATGATTGATTCTCAAGGTATTCTTTCTCCACTTGCCGACCAATTTATGGCAATTAAAGATAGTATTACAGGTCCATTTTTAGAAATGGCAGAATTAGGTAAGAGAATAGGTGTATCATTTAAGAACTTTGGTAAGGCAATGCTTACACCAATTAAATCATTAAAACTTTTTGGTGCTAATTTGATGTTGTCAATAGTACCATTAATGTTAAAAACATTGGCATTTCTTGCTGTTGTCGCAATAATAACTGCTATAATATTTAAATTTGCTGATATTAAAGATAAACTTACTGAATGGTGGGATCAAATGTCTCAAACATTAGCAAATTGGTGGCAAAGTATGAAAGAATTAGGAACTAGATTGATGGAATGGGTTACAAATATACCTAAAATGTTAGGTGAGGCAGTTGGTAATGCAGTAGATTGGATGGCTGGTATAAAAGATAAAATATTAAATGGAATAAAAGGTGCTATTGAATCTGCTACAGATTTTATTGTAGATGGTTTTTATTCAATAATCAATGCACCAATAAAATTATTAAACAAAATACCTGGTATTAATATACCACTTCTTGGAGGCGAAGGTGCCGCTGCCGCTGAAGCAAGTAGTGTAACCGCTGACCAAATAGTTGCAGAACCAAGTAAAGTACAAATGGACAAAGACGAAAGTAAATGGTATAAACCTTGGACTTGGAATAAAGACGATGACGAAATAGCAGAAGTGATGAAGACAGAAGCAGTTGCTCCTGTTGGTGCAGGAAATAATGTTATTGTACAAGACAATAAGACAATTAGTAATACTCAATCAAATGCTGAAACATCTATGGTTGCTAAGGCAGATAAGAATCCTGAACCATCTAGTTTTTGGGATAAAATATCATTTTGGAACTAATACTATTAACATTGGCAATCTTCATATTGGTTATGCACAATAATCCAGAACTATTTTCTAGGATTACAAGAGCATTGAGAATAAGAACTGCTTATCTAAAACCTGAAGTGAGTATTGCTGAACTGATTATAATTGGATTACTTGCTTGGCAATTAGTTAAACTTACCTAAATCATCTTCCGTAAATATTTTAAAGTGCCAACCTTGCATATCACAATAACGCCTAGCAGCACCCCATTTACATTTATTCTTAATATACGCTAAACTTTCATTAATATATGCTCGTGTTTTTCTTTTACGAGGTCTAGGTTTAATTGTAAATGCTTTGGGTTTAATTTCTATAATTGTCTTTGCTTTCTTGGTGACAACAAAGAAGTCAGGAAAGTAATTTGATATTTTTTTAGTGATAGGATTACGATAACGAATAGCAATCTCCTCACTACCCCAATGAAGAATGGCGTCATTACGGTCACAATAGACCATAAATCTTCTCTCCCAATTTGAACGATATACTATTCTATCTGGATTTCCTATGTATTTGTCTTTGTTTATAGGTAAATATCTTCCTTTATAACTTGCTGTAGCCATTAACATATCCTCTATTTCTTGTATAAATATTAAAACAACTCATAAGGATATTTATATATGGCGTGGACAAAGAAAATCAGTAGTGTTATTAAAGGAAGAATCAATAGTGGTGCTTCTAGTGCTAAGGGGTTTATTGATAATATGGCTGGTAACTTAACAGGCGAAATAGATAAGTTTACTAGTGCTTTTTCTGGTGTTGCAGATATTAATGCTGCCAAGGCAAAAGCTAAAAATATAATCAATTCATCTCCGTTAGAAATAGGTTCTGGTGGTGCAGTACAAAAATCTATGGCAGAAAGCGGTAAATACAATTACGGCACAATATATTATCCAGAAGAAACATCTAATTTAGATGAAGGACACTATGTAATAATAGATGTAGTGGCACACGATAAGTCAAGTTTTAACAAGGCAATGAATCGTGTGATTGAGCTACCAGATGGAAAAACTGGAACAACTTTACCTGGACAAGCTACTACTACAAACGATTTAGCAGAAAAAAGTGGTATGATAAAAGACGCTGAGTCTGCTAGACAATCACATTTAAGAACAATGTCATCTGGTATTGGTCAAGGTGGCAGTCATACACATACAAGAATAACAGATAGTATTTGTTTATATACTCCTGCTGAGGCAGTAAAATTTAAGTATGGTGCTTCATATGAAAATTTAGCAACAGGTCTTGCAGGTCTATTTGCTTCTTCAATGGAAAGAGGAAAGAGTATGTCTATAAAGGAAGCTATATTGCAAGGTGGTGGAGCTGCTTTAGAGAGAGTATTAGGTGAAGCGATTACTGGAATTGCAAGTGCTTTACCTGGTGTTGGAGATGTTAGAGGTGCAATAGACAAATCAATGGGAAGAGCATTAAACCCATTTAACGAACAAGTTTTTAGAAGTGTACCATTTAGAGAATTTGCATTTCCATTTGTATTTGCGCCAAAGAATAGAAAAGAAATGGAAAATGTACAGAAGATTATCAAGTTATTGAAATTTCATATGTTACCAGAATTTAGTAATAAAACATATAGCGCTTTCTTATCGCCATCTGAATTTCAAATAACTTATATGTACCGAAGTAAAATGAACTCATATATTCCTCTAATATCTAGGTGTGTATTGACATCAATGGAAGTAGATTATGCTAACGAAGGAGCATTCCACACATTTAGAGAAGATGATAAAGGAGCGGCACCTGTAATAACATCGGTGACTTGTAATTTTGCCGAAACAGAAATTATGACTAAAGAAACAATAGCACAAGGATATTAACAACTATGTATTTTTCAAGTTTTCCATTATTACTTTATGATATGAAAGGTGACCAGAAAGCAAAACTGGTTACTAACATTATCAAAAGAGTGAAAGTTAGAGAAAAGATATTGGACGCTTCTAGTTTGTATCAAAAGTATTTTGTACAACAAGGAGAAAGACCTGAAGATGTTGCAGATAGACACTTTGGAAAGTCTGAATATCATTGGATTATATTGTTGACAAATAATATAACAGACGCATATTACGGATGGCCTATGGGATATGCTGAGTTTGAAACTTTTATTAAAGACAAATATACAAATCCTGAAGCGATACATCATTACGAGAAACCTCAATCTTCAGGTAGTACTGAAACAATGATTGAGTGTATATCTTCTGATTCAGGTGCAGTATCCATATCAAATAGAGAGTATGAACAAAGACTACAAAATGATATGTCCGAGATTAAATTATTAGACCCAGGTTTTTTACCAACCTTCTTGGACGAGTTTGACAAATTAATGAGTGAGTAATAAATGTATAGCCAATTAAATTCAACAGACTTAAAGAAAGCTGGTGACTATGTACTATCACAAATTGCTGTAGTAAGCAAGGAGAGTTTTGATGGTTCATCAACGCCAAAGAAAATTGATATAACAAGTCTGGTTGTTGAAATTAACATTTACGAAGACATTGACGAAAAGAATTTATCAGGACAAATAGTTATATCAGACTCAACAGGATTACCTAATAATATGCCTTTAACAGGCAACGAACTAATCCAGTTTAAGTTAGGTACTCCTGGGTCTGAAAGATTTTATGACTTTGAAAAGAACCCAATGGTCATATATAAAATAGGTCAAAGACAAGTCCACAATCCTAGGTCTCAAATCTATGTACTATATTTCTGTAGTATAGAACAACTAACAAATCAAACCGTAAAAGTCCAAAGAAGTTTTGAAGGTTCAGTAGATAATATGTTAGGCAAAGTATGTCAAGGTGAACTAGGAACAGGTAAAGATATATTCATTGAGAAGACAAGAGGAAATAGAAAATATGTTATACCAAGATGGAAACCATATAGAACAATTGATTTTCTATGCAACAATGCTCAATCAGTACAATTTCAAAGTACAGGATATAAGTTTTACGAAACATCGCAAGGATTTCATTGCAGGTCGTTAGAGAGTATGATGGCAGTAGGAGTAGACGCTGCTAGACCCGCTAATGGTGCATTTAAACAACAGATGATAGGTGTGGATGGTTTAAATGTAGTAAAACAAATGCAGACTATATCCTCATACGAAATACTAGAAAATTTTAATACTATGAAACTATTAGCAACTGGCGCCTTGGCGAGTAGAGTATTAAAGACAGATTTATTTAACAAAACATTTAAGAGTACAGATTTTGATTATGTAAAGAACTATGAGAAGGCACATCACCTAGAACACAACAATGGTGCTAGAGAGCATATGAAGAAAGTCGTGCCTGAATATCCATTTAGAGACGGCAAGATGTTATCAGAATTCCCAGATGGTACATTTTATCACTCATCGGACAATAGTAATACATACGAAGACGCAAATGGAAATGTCTATCAACACATAGACGATGGAGATAAAATATCAAAAAGAATAAGTCAGGCCGCTTGTTTAGATAGTTTTAAAATGAGAATAAATGTGCCAGGTTATACAGGATTATCAGTAGGCGAACTTATTACAATAGAATTACCTAGATATGAAGCAGTATCAGAAGGAGACAAGGACCGAGACACTATATTATCAGGCAGATACCTAGTATCAAAAATAGTACATATGGTCAAACCTGGTAATTCTTATCACTCAATGAGTGTTGAGTGTGTGAAAGATAGTGTGATGGTTCCATACTACTCATCAACAATAGAAACCGAACCAAAACAAGTAGATAAAAAAGGAGATGTTTATTACCAAGAGAGTATAGACGATGGAATCTTCCATACTATATCGTAGTTTATTCATATTTGCAACATATGAGAGAATGCTTAGAGAAGAGAAGAGTCCGCCCGCTAAAGTGCCTAAAATCGCATTAAACACTATAATATAGGGTCTTTCAGCATACTCTCCACTATATTCTGACACGAAAACAGAACAATATGAGAACATTTTGAACTAGAGAACTTAATAATATGACTATGAAACAATTAAACAACGCTTTACGCAACACATTTGAAACCATACGCAACTCCCGAGAGGATGCTTTGTATAAAATATCCTTACAGACATTTTTCAAAGGCCAGGCGCAGACATCTGGTCTAAAAGATGAAGTCGGCGTACTAGAGAAGATTGGGTACGCAGAAGCAATTGTCTTACACACTATCAAAGATATGGCGATAAATCGCCATTTGCGTAGGTTTGGAATAAATAGTAATAAATGATGTATCACGCAGTACAATTAAATAACGCAGTATAGGAATAAAAATGGCCAAGTTTATACATTTTACAGGAATAGTAGAAGACAGACAAGACCCACATCAAGCAGGCCGTGTGCGTGTTCGTTGTTTAGGATTTCATTCTGAAAATAAAACAGCATTACCCACAGCCGACCTGCCGTGGGCACAGCCATTGTTGCCAACGACTGCTAGCGGTATCTCTGGACTAGGTACCTCTCCTACCTTTTTGGTCAATGGTACTTGGGTTTTTGGATTCTTCCGAGATGGGGAGACAATGCAACAACCAGTCGTGTTAGGCACATTACCTGGTAAACCTACCGAGTACTCTAGCCGATGGTATGACAAGGCCTTCTATGATGGCCAAGGTATATACCCGAAATATATTGGAGAGTCTGATATGAATAGGTTGGCCACCAATGAGATTGGA